TACGAAAGAATATATTATATACTTAAAGAGCAGGGGCTTATAAACGACAGCATTCTTGCGTTTATAGAAATGATTAAAAATGAGAAGGGGATAATAAGAACCTTGAAAAAATTAAAGATATATAAAACTACCGGAGCCAGACATACGAAAACTATTTGGTGTGATCCTTATCTATGGATGTTGGCTGCGCTAGAACTACATCCTGAAATATATGCAAAAACTGTTATCTGGCTTGCTGACAATCTTATACTAAATAGAATTGAGGCCGGCAACATGTATAGGGGATTATCTATGGCAATAGCCACCCTCTCAAATGTAGATTACCGGAAAATGGCTAGATCTCTAAATTACGTTGTATTTGGGAGACACGAAAGAGCATTGAGAGATAAGGCTTCCATATCTCAACTTAAAGAACTCGAAGATCTCGAAAAGCATTTTGCCTTTGCAATTGATATGGGATATATAAAGACGTTTGATCGGTTCATTGAGGAAATGCGAAGAATGTGGAGGATGAAATGGAGCATAAAACCTTATGTAATTAAACAAATTTAAAAATCACATTACCATTCACATAAAACTTGATATTAAATTTATTTAAACGTGGGCAAATCAAGAAATATATCAACGAGAATATGGTCAGATACGTGGTTTGAGGATTTAAGCCCCAATTATAAGCTTGTTTTCATGTATTTAATAACCAATGACAATACAAACATGCTTGGAGCCTATGAAACATCTATAAGGAAGATATCTTTCGAAACAGGGGTGGATATAGAAATAATTGGTGAATGCTTAACTAAATTCGAGAAAGACAACAAAGTGATGTATGTCGAAAACCATATAATTCTCCTAAATTTTCTCAAGCATCAAAAATTCAATACAAACATGAAAAAATCGGCAATTTACGAGTTTGAGAAGTTGCCAAATCTTTTCAAAAGAGATATGTCTTTAGATATCAATGATATAGAAGATTCATGGGAAACCCTTTGCAAAGGGTTTAGTAACCATTGCCTAATGCTTCGGAATATAGAATCTAATAGAATAGAAAGTGAAGTAGAAGTAGAAAGCGAATCTAATAGAATAGAAGGGGAACAATCTGAGATTAAAAAATCTCAGCCACTCCTCCCAAAAAAAATAACACCAGAGATTATCCCTTATCAAAAAATAGTTGATTACTACAACGGACAATGTAAAGGATTACCGATAGTAAAGGTATTGTCAGAGGCAAGAAAAAAAATAATTAGAGCCAGATGGAACGAACACGGGAAAGATATAATAAAAGAGGTTATATACAAATCGCGGGATAGTAGTATGCTAAATGGAGACAACGACAGGGGATGGACCGCGGATTTCAATTGGGTCTTTAAATCAGAGAATTTTATTAAGATATTAGAAGGAAATTACGATAATAGAAACAGGATAAGTAATGGACAGAATAGGCAAAATAATTCAGGAACAAGGATTGATGAAGCAAAAATCAATATTGCAGAAAGAATCAGCAAGCTCTAAACGAGAACTTCTTTTTGCAAAAACATTCAAATCTCCTCAGCAATTCCTCAAGGAATTAAATCCTGATATTATAAGGGAAAGATATAAAGACTTAATTAATGAGGCAGCTTGTTACACCAGTAATGTTATTAAATTATCAGAGCTCAAAAATATTTACGGAGAGGACACTGTTTATGAATTCATAAATATCTGGACAGTAACTTTGAATGATTACATTAATGTAAATCAGGATAATAAAATGAATGATCCTCAAATACAGGAAACGTCACGATATATCTATGAGGATTTCTTTTTTCTAAATATCGCTGAGTTTGCTCTTGTATTTAAAAAAATAAAAAAAGGCGAATACGGAGAATTTTATGGCCGGATTGATGGTAGTACCATCTTGAAGTGTTTTAGGGCATATAGGAGAGAGAGAGGTGTTGCTGTGGTCAAAATTGAGAAGGAGAAGGAGGATACAACGCCAATGGTTGACAAAATGAAGTATTTGGCACAAGGATTAAAAGCCAATCGGGAAGAAATGCCAATGAGAAGTTTATTGGTCTGCTCCATCTTATATGGATTAAAAAGTAAAAAATGGATTGGTGAGGTATATGGAATAACCTGGGCGGGAGTTGACGATATAGATGTAGTTGATCTCGTAAGGATAGAGGCGGCGCTCCCATGCTGGGCATACAAGGACAATGAAGATGATGGATTTGTTTATATTGAAGGTGCTGATATTTATTTGAATGAAGAATATGTTAAACTTGATTTGATATAGAAGATTATGATTCATAAGAATGTACAAATCGGAAACACAAAAGGAATTACACTAATAGAACTCGGCAAAGGAGATGTCATAATAGGTGCAATTAGCTGTAAGGTAAATAAATATACAGGAGTGGAATTCGTAAATGATACACCAAGGCCCATCGGGACAAAGAGCAATACTGTCGGATGCACAACAGACAATACCAGACCAGAAGCAATACTCACCTTTACTGACATTAAAAGCATTGCGGTAGTTGAGGAGGCTTTGGCAAAAGCTAAGATAATGTTAAGGAATATAAATCTTTAACCCTCTATACTAAGGGGCAGATAAGAGAAGACATATGAAAAACGTACCAATGGATGAATTAGAGGAATTCTTCGACAAAACAGAAATAGTGGGACCGGTACGATTAGACCAATGCTCTGTCGTAATTGATATAAAGAAATTCACGACTTCGCACATTGACATATTGAGGGCAAATTCAGGAAAAATGTTGTATTTACCATATTATCACAGATTACTAACGCTCTATTATAAACTAAATAAATGATTTATGGACTCAGAAGACTTGAAAGCCATATACGAAGGCGACGTGGGCACGTATAGGCTGGCCATCGTCAACTACGATACTTCTCCTATCTGCATAAAACCTTATGATGTACAATGCAGGATAGCCAACATTAAACACCAAAGCTCGACTATTGAATACTTAAACCCGATTACCGGGGAGTTAGAACTAAGGGAAATACAAAATGATAAATTAATCCAAACATCAATACAGCCATGCAAAAAAAGAGATATCAAATCGGAATAGATCCGGATGTAGATAAATCCGGAGTCGGCATATGGGATACGCACGAGAAGAAAATAACCTACATGGGAACTATGCGGTTTTGGGAATTAGTGGCTGCATTCAAGTCTGGTTATTTTGGTGGAGAGCAAATTGAGGGGTATAGCGTAAATCTCAATGTCGAAATTCATATCGAGGGCGGATGGCTCGTAAAGAAGAGTAACTGGCATAAAGAGCAGGGAGCGGCGAAACGAGAAAAGATCGCCAGGAATGTCGGAGAGAACCACCAGACCGGAAAACTTCTCTGCCAATGGTGCGAAACATACGATGTCCCATTCAGGGTCCGGGAGCCTATGGGGAAATTGGATGCGAAAACGTTTAATAAATATACCGGGCATACAGGGAATAGTAATCAAGAAATTCGAGATGCTGTACTTTTGACATGGAAAATTTAACAGACTGTGGGCATGGCATTTAATTTTACGGATTAAAAATTAAGATAGTGAAAGAAAAAATAATTGGAATACTAAAAGAAAAACAACAGCCAGTCGAGTTAATAAATAGTGGATGTTATGCTCAAGCTATACAAGAAGATGACTTTAATATTATTGGCGAAGAGATAGTAAAATTATTTGATATATCTGATGTTATACCCCGTAATTGCGGTACCTGTGCCCATAAAAAGGGAAGCGACTGCATGTTGAGTGGTTACCATATACTAGCTGAAAGAACGTATCCAACCAAGTGCGGAATAGATTTTAAGGGCTGGCGAAAAAGACTTGGCTTTATAGATAGGGTTAAGTCTTGGTTATAGGGGGGGTATAGCGTACGTGCAAAAACACTTTTTGACAGCCAGTAATAAATAAAACATTAAAACAAATTGTATGAAACTAAAAATTAATTATTTAAAGGAGCACCAGAAAACTGAGAACGAAAAAGAAGATGTTATCAAGGCGCAATGTAACACATGGAAAAGATATGAATCTGAGCAGATGGATGATGATATGAAAGTGTGTACTGTATCTCACATGGTAGATAGGGCAATATTGGACGACGTGCAAATTACCTGTAAAAAACAAGTTGATGATTTAATGGAGTTTCTTAGAAATCTAAAACCATCATTGCGGTGTTAATTTGGAACAATTCCAAACTACAACAAACACTAGGAAACACCATCCTTTAATACTAATATTGTACTAACAAAATAACAATAAAGAGAGATAATGGAAGCAATAGTTAAGAGCTTAAAATTTTCATACTTCATGGGGGCGATAAACCTCGAAGTAAATTACAATAAAGATATTACGGATATATGGGGAGACAACGGAACATTCAAGAGCACTCAGCTCAATGGGTTCACTTGGCTCCTATTCGGTAAGGATGCAGCTGGAAATCACGACTTCTCAATAAAGACATTGGACGAGAATAATATTCCAATGTCAAGAGTGGTCCATTCTGTCGAAGGTGTCTTACTCTTGGATGGAAGAGAAACTATTCTTAAGAGGGCACTCCAAGAAAAATGGGTAAAGCCCAAAGGGAAAGAAGAGGAGGTATTCAAAGGCAACGAAACTCTGTGTTGGTACGATGGCGTCCCGGTTAATATCGGCGAATACAATGCGTATGTCTCAGCAATCATAAGCGAAGAAGTATTTAAGTTGATTACAAACCCATTATACTTTTTTGACAACAAGCAGGTCCCTTGGGCTAAGAGACGGGCAATGCTCGCTAAGATGTCTGGCGGAGAACGCACTGATGCTGATATTGCAGAAAACAACGAGGAGTTTATCAAGATGCTTGATATCCTGAACGGTAAAAGCATGGATCTCTATAAAAAAAGCGTGAAAGCCTCTATTGCTAAGCTTAAGGACGAGTTGAAAGACAAGGGTTCTGCGATAAAAGAAAGGTTGAGTAAAATACCGGAGGTTCTTGATTGGAATAAATTAGAAGGATATCTGCTTGTATTGACTCAAGAGAAAGGGACTGTTAGCGGAAAAATACTCGATGCTTCGAAAGCTGAGGAAGGCATTGCAAATAAGAAACTTGCGCTTGTAAGAAAAAAAGGCCCGATAGAGTTAGATATTGAATCCAGAAAGGCGGATATTGGGAAAGGGCTAAATATTGCATATAAGGCGCATAAGAAAAAGATTGAATTAGCAGAGGGACAAATCAAAATGTCTGGCAATAAGATTCCTGGACTAACAATGGATATAGGTCTCTGCGAAAGAAAGGTAGAAACGCTTACCGCCAATAAAAAAACTCTCTTAGAAGACTGGGCAGAAATAAATAAAAAGAGCCTCAAGTTTAATGATAGTGAATTTACCTGCCCTGCCTGCAAGCAATCGTTGCCAGAAGGGGATATAGAGGAGAAAAAGGAGTCTATGAAAGTAGATTTCAGCCAGTTTGTTATTGATGGAAAGGCCCTCATCAATACGGAAGGTAAAGCGATTGTTAAGAAAATAGATGATGCTAAGTCCGCGATAACAGAACTGGAAGATAAGAGAGAAGCCGCAAAAGCTGCAGTACATGTTTCCGAAGGGGAATTAAAGGAGCTTGTCGCTAATCCTATCAAGGAAGAGAATTTGGAAGAGGCACTTTCTGGCGATGTCACTCTTATTGGGCTAAATAAGTTACTGAGTGTATTGAAAAATGAGATTGAGCATTTCGACGAGAACAACAAGCCTGAAACTGACACCGAACTGACATCCAAGGAATCTGAACTACAGACTAAAATCGGAGCAATCAATAAAGATCTTAGGGTTCGTGACGATATCCAAAAGGATAATGACCGGGTATTGGAGCTGACAAATGAGAAGAAGGGAATAGAGAGTAATCTTGCATCGAAGGAAAAAGAGCTGATGGTTGTTGAGAGATTTGAGACAGAAAAATATACCGAACTCGAAAATCGGGTCAATGAAAGATTTTCCGGCATCAAATTTAAAATGTTCAAAGAGCTTGGGAATGGTGGTTTTGAACAATGCTGTATCGGACTACTTGATGGCGTACCATACCAGGATGCCAACGATGCAAAGAGGGTTAATGCCGGTATGGAAGTTATTAATGAGATATGCAAGTTCGATGATGCTAGCGCTCCCATATTCATCGACAATAGGGAGTCAACAAATGAGATTATTGAGACGAGATCCCAGATAATAAACCTAAGAGTGGCGAAACTCTACAAGTGCCCTGAATGCGGGGAGATACTTATTAACAATCCTAAGTGTCCAGCATGTATTGTTGATACTGACGAGAAGGGAAATAGCATTCATGCAGAAGGAAAACCTTATTATAAATTATTGATTAAATAGATTTTTGAAGACAAACCTGTAGTATGCGAGAAAAAGATGCTTTGTTTGACGCTTATCGTAGTAATTTGATTGGGGATTGTTCCCTGTGGAGGATATGATAGACTAAAGTTGCCCACTGCCAGTATTTGGAACAACAAAGAGAGAATGGGGCGATAAGAATAGAAGCATCTTATATTTGATTATTCGTTCATTGAAAATATAAACAGAGAGTTGCAAAGGGTGCGACCCTTGGATAGTGTGGATAAACAATTCGTGAGAAAGCTAGCGCATGCACAAACTCCGCTCCCTGTTCTTTAAAGTATAATCTGGTCGAAAACAAACAAGCAGGCGGTACATTTTGTGCGGCACCATCTGATTAACGATGAAAAAAAGTTGCTAGTCATTGCCAGTGGCGTGTTTGGTGGAGAGATATTGGCAATTGGTGAGATACCAGTGGGGCCTAGGCAATAGCTGTGTAATAACCATGTCAAAAGCACAAGGAATCCACGCCTACAGTATCCCGTCCCGGCAGACGGTCAGATTTGAAAATATTGATAGTTCGTCTATAATGTGTTGGATCATTATTTGCGAAAAAACAGAGAGGTAAAAAACGAGTTAGAGCGGTCTCATTAAAACCAACTATCCCAGTCGAGGTCTGGATGTATAAATATCGACCCTCTCTGTTTTTAGAAAACATCATACCCTATCAAGCAGAATCTCTGAGGTGTTAGGGATTGACGGTATAGATGGCATTGCTTAATTAGTGGATAGGGGGCCTTCGTTGATAGAGGTAATCATACGCTAAAATCTATACAAACACTGACAGCCCGGAAAGACGGGGAATCAGGGGAAGGTAGCACATTATGTAAGTAGGAGACACCGAAGGCTTTGATGCTGGAAACTGCTCGTTAGTGTGATGGTTACATCGAGGTTCGAGTCCTTGCTTCTCCACGCTATCCGGATAAAATGAGCAATATAGTAATTGGGAAATTTGCGGATGCTCAGACACTCGAAGCGTTGCAGACTCGTAACATGCAGAACAAAAAGTGCCTCACCCAGATAACGGAGGTAGAGATAACGAGAAGGGGATAATCGCTCGTTCTGCTATTTAAAATCGTTCTTAATTATTTTGATTTAAAGATTTTATGTGTAGATTTGTGGCAGTTGAATAAGCACAACTTATTATGAATCTCACAAATAAAATATTAATTCCGTTTGGATGGCTGGGGAAACTTTACTTCTCAGGTCGTAATGGTTGTGCTTACTTCGGCTGTCCTTACGGAGTTTAGCGAGACCTCCATCCCTGATTATATCGAGGGTAATCAAAGTCGGTAGTGGTACTTGTATGTTTGTTAATGCAAAGTTTCCGTATCTGACCGTAACGGAAGACCTGCAAGGGAGTGAATGAAAACAAACATTTCTGTAAAAACCGTATGGCAAATCGTGTTGCTGTTGAACTAAAAGAATCGCGACAGCAGGGAGCAGAACCAGGCAAGTCTTAAACCCACATTGTAGGTCTTTATATCGGATGTCAGACCTTCCTTCCCTCTTGCAGGGATAATGGTCTTAATATGAAAATAATTGAAATATGGAATGTATAAAATTAGTAGTGAAACGCTCCTTAAGGAGGACTAACTCAGAAGATAAAAATGGCATATATATTATTATTATAGCTAGTGTTCTCGTATTGCACGTACTATTTGTGGGTTTTATAGTTATAGCATATCATTGAAGAACCCGGGAAGGATGTCCGGAAAATTATAGATGTAGGATATCACGGATACAGAGGCTTATGCCCATTATATAATTACTAGAATATGGAAGAGCATAAAATACAAGACTTATTTAAGTCTATTATTAACAGCTACCCAGGCAGGCAGTGTGCCTTAACAAAAGACGAGTGGCAACTTGGAGAGGTGATTAATTTCATCCATAAACACAAAGTAGGGCACTTGGAGTCTATATGTCTTCTGAGGAGGGCTTTTAGTATGATAAATAATGAAGGAATGGGATTTATCGTTAAAGACAAGAAAAGTGGCAGATACTATAACGGGCTCGGATCGTGGCTTAAATTAGTTACTGCTGCAATGTGCTATAAGGATAAGATTGGTATAACCAATCCCACTTCTTTTGATAGAGCGCAGTTTGCTGGAAAGATGATTGAGATAGAAGAAGTGGTAATTCCCATAAATCTCTAATAAATGAAAAAAGGAGATAAATGTTCAAAGAATTTCGTTCTAAAAAACAAACTGGAAAGAATGAACGATGTGGTATATATACTAGAGAACGAGCCGTCTTTGTTTGTCGGACACAAAGTCTATCCTTCTGCATTCATATGGGGATGGAATCTCAGGACAATAAACATTTTTATCAAAGCGGGGAGAATATGGAGTATTGAGAGAACAACTAAATAATTTTAAATAAATAGCATGACAACAAAATCAAACGAAAACAAAACTACGGTAGCACAGCCAAACATAGTTGATATCGTAACGAAAAGAGTGGCAGACATGGAGAACTCTAAGGATCTTGTCCTTCCGAAAAATTACAGTTCAGGTAATGCATTAAAATCTGCGTGGCTGATACTACAGAACGTGGAGGACCGGAACAAGAAAAAAGCCCTCGAAATATGCTCTAAAGCAAGCATTGCCAACTCTCTGTTTGACATGGTGGTGCAAGGACTCAATCCCGTTAAAAAACAATGCTACTTCGTGGTGTTCGGAACAGAACTTACTCTCATGCGTAGCTATCAAGGAGATGTTGCTGTCGCAAAAAGAGTTGGGCTGAAAGAAATAGAAGGAGAGGTGGTTAGAGAGGGAGATGTTTATATAACCAAGAGGACAGAAAAGGGTAGGAAGGTTTTAGTGAAGCACGAAACCCCGGAAGAAAAACCATTTGAAAATAGAGAGAATGCGATTCTTGGAGCGTATGCCGTTAAGGAAATGGATGATGGGACATTATACATTGAAGATATGTCTATGGCTCAAATAAAGGCTGCTTGGATGATGGGAGCTGCAAAAGGGAACTCCCCTGCGCATACTAAATTTACCGACCAAATGTGCATTAAAACTGTCAAGAGCCGAGCGTGTAAATCCATTATCAACAGTTCTAACGATGCCCATCTGCTAGAGGGGAGGAACGACGCTGATGATTTGTCCGAAGAAAACAATGAGGACAAGAAGCGAAATATTGTGGCTATCGGATTCGATAACATAGAGGATGCAGAAATTGTAACAAACAAACCTGACGGAGCTTCCAATGCACAAAAGAAGGAGCTCGTCAAGACGGATGTAGCAAATAAAAAACCAGTCGATAAGGTTGAAAACGTCAACAAGGAGACAGGTGAGATTGCCGAGAAAGGTACCGATACAAAAAAAGAAGATGGGCCTGATTTTGTATAGGGGATAAAATTATAAACAAATATAAATAATGTCCAGATGTACAACAGTAGACTATGTGCACCTGAACGTAAAAACGCTGAACAAAATGGATACAAACGAAATCACAGAAAAGGTTCCTGAATTTGGGGCTATTCTAGACAGATTTAAAAACGAGTTACAAAGGACTGCCGAAAACTCTGGTGCCATAGCAGGCAAAGTATCTCAGCTAAAAAACTTCAAAGTACCTATCCCGGAAAATGACAAAGAAAAAACTAAGAGAGACGGCGTAATAGGAGAGCTAAATGATTGCATTGACCTGCTTTCCGGATATAATGACTCACTCGCAAACACAAGAGGCGCTTTAAGCGAGATTATATAGCCTCTCATGGACAAAAGAGAATGCAATATATGCAGGACTGTATGGCATCAGCCTGTTACTATTGCATCTCAGGCTAACGCTGCTGCTTGCCCAATCTGTAAAAGCACTAATAATAAGATAATAAAACAATAGTGAACTATGGAGCTTGAGATTTGGAGAGACATTGTTGGATTTGAGGGATATTATCAGGTATCTAATTGCGGGAGGCTTAAAAGTTTTAAGAAAAACCCAAAAGGAACCGTTTTATCGAACACCAACAAGAAGGGTGGGTATTTCAGCGTCGTGCTTGAGGTTCGCAGGGCAAGTTTGATTCGATACGTAAGAATGCATGTATTGGTGGCAGAAGCGTTTATTGGAGAAAGACCTGCGGGACTTCATGTCCACCACAAAGATGGGAACAGGCAGAATAATCACGCAAGTAATCTAGAATACATAAGCGCAAAAGCCCATTCTGTTATAACTATGAAGGAAAACCCCGGAATGACCGCAGGTATGATAAGGCATAATACCGAAATTAGACCTAGACCTATTTTGCAATTAGATTTAGATGGTAATTTTATAAAAGAGCATATAAATGGGATGGAGGCTCACCGAAAAACGGGGGTGTGTCATAGGAATTTATATGCCGTAGCCGCCACGGAAGAGTATAAGCCGGGGCTAACCAGAAAACAAGCAGGCGGCTTTATTTGGAAATTTAAAGAGGATGTGAAATGAAGCTACACGTATTAGCATCTGGGAGTCATGGGAATTGCTATCTTCTCAAGGGGAATAAAGAGACGCTAATCATCGAATGTGGGGTTAAATTATTGGAGGTAAAGAAAGTGTTAGAGTTTGATCTATCCAGTGTGGTCGGGCTTATCTGGTCCCATTGCCATTCTGATCATTCTGCATATATAAACGAGTATATGTTATACACGTCAATACCCGCATTCGCAAGCCAAGGAACAATTGACAGCATCGAAATAAAGGGAAATCCGTACAACACGCCAAGGCCGGTTAGCGATGGGAACGAGTTTAAGGTAGGGGAATTTGAAATCATCCCGTTCGACACCATACACGAAGCTAAAGAGCCTTTAGGTTTCTTGATCCGCCACCCAGAATGTGGAGTAGTATTATTCCTTACAGACACAAGGTATTCAGAGTTTAGGTTTGATGGGCTAAACCAAGTCCTCGTGGAGGCTAATTACTGTGAGGATATCGTAGAAAAGAAGATGATGGGCGACGAGATGGAATTACAGGTACTCAAGAAGGCATACGAACATATGAGTATCCAGACCTGCAAAGAATTATTGTCAGCAAATGACTTGTCACGGGTCAACAACGTAGTACTGATCCACTTATCAGATTACAATTCGGATGAAGAAAGGTTCAAAAAAGAAGTAGAGGACTTGACCGGAAAAACAGTTACCGTTGCAGATAGAGGAGTATCTATTGACTTTAATAAAAACCCCTTTTAATCATGGGTGAAAAAAGTAAAATTACAGACAATGTAGAAATCAGAGTGCAATCCAAGATGGAGAACCATCGTGGAAATATCGGACAGCTGATGAAAGCTTACTCGTTAGAGGCAAAAGAATTGTCTATAGCTTTAGGAGAGGTAGATTCGGTTAACCATCTCGATACATTGAGAGCTTATTATTTAGTGCAAAAAATAAAGAAGTCAATCGAAGAACTTGAATATCTATTAGAATCGTAATGAATATAAGAGTATTAGAAATAATGGTCCCTTCAATAAATGAAGGCGAAGAGGGCAGGACCCTTATGGTTATGAGGGTGGATAAACTGTCTGAAAACAGCGCGGTAGATCAGGAAAATTACAAAGCCCAATCCGGAGGAGATAATATATGTTATACTGCGTTCGACCCCGAAACAGGGGCAACGTTAATGGTGCAAGTAGATTTATGTTTAATTAAAAAATATATTGATGAAGAAGGTAAGTCCAGGACAATTAATTGTACATTCCTTTCAGAAAGTGAAGAGGGAAGCGAAGATAATAATTCCTGATGCAATACAAGTAAAGGATGATATGGGTGCCCTATGGCAGGGCGTAGTCAAACAAGCAGGAGAAGATTGCGAATGTGAGGTTGGCGAAACTATTATGTACCGCGGACATTATAACGTTGAGATAAACGGAGAGAAACTTCATCTCGTAAACGAACTCATGGAGCAAGTATTGTTCCGTAAAAACACCACTGTCGATGCGCAATGAACTACACCTGCCGTGGATAGGCAAACCTGTGTCAAACAAGGTCTTAATTGAGGTTACAGACACATTTGATACTCTCATATTAGAATCTGGTATAATGGCGAAAAATGCGGCACATGATGATTCGTGGTCCAGCTCTCCGGGATTTGACCTAACCGAGTTTGTAATACTGCATGGGATTGTTGTCGATTTTCCCAAGAGGATAACCAAAGGGAGCTTTGATTACGAAACCGAATGCGAACTTAAGATTGGCGACGAAGTTTTCTGGAACTGTATCTCTACAAAATCCAATATCCCGATTGCGCATAAAGATAAAAAGTATTTGTTGGTGGATTACCACGAGATTCATGCACGGAGAAGAGAAGGTGTACTTTCTTCGATAAATGGATTCTACTTATTTGAGGCAATCCCTGAGATAAATAAATTCATGGAATTTACCAACGTGAAAAGAGAGGTTACCGAAAAATGGAAAATAGCTGTAGTTCCGGAGAAATTCCCGATACATGATATAGATCCTGTGACAAAGATTGCGGATAAGGTTTGTATCGATATATGGGAGGTTGGCGATATAGTATATTTGTCTCTCGGAACTCACGCTTATAAACTACAAGGAGATATTAATAAAGTTCTTGATACGCAATTGTATGCCGCTTATGGCCATATGATTATGTGTGAGGCTTAAAAAATGTATGATATGAAAAATAGGTACTTCCTGGATACGGAATTTGCAGAAGGATGTCAAACCAAGAGATTTTTCGGAATTCCTTATGGGAAAACAAAGCCAACGATTGATTTAATTTCCATTGGCATCGTGAATGGAGAAGGTAGAGAATATTATGCCATTTCAAAAGATTTCAACCTAAAGGAGGCATGGAATCGTTATCAGAAGGATGTCAATAAGAATTATCCATCTGGGCCGGAATATATTAAAAATTATTGGATCAGAGAGAATGTATTGAAGCCTATATATGCGGAATTAAGAAAAAAAGAGATAGGACACAAATACAAAGCCTCGCAGATATGCTGCAGTATAACTAATGTTAAACCTGAGTTATTTTGCTATAAATCATTAAAAAGGCTCATCAAAAAGTACGGCAAGTCAAACAAGAGGATTGCTACTGAGTTAAAGGATTCATTGACGGCTCCGTTCAATGTTACAGTATCTAAACCAATAGAATTTTATGGCTATTTTGCGGATTATGATTGGACAGTTTTTTGTTGGTTGTTTGGATTAATGATTGACTTACCAAAAGGATTTCCATACTACTGCATGGATTTGAAGCAGATGATGCAGGAGCGTGGCCTTAGTAGCGAATGGAAGAGGAAGTTTTGTCCAGATCCAGAGAATGAGCACAATGCTCTCGCTGATGCCAAGTGGAATTTAGAATTGTTCAAACAAATAGTGGCAACAGATAAAAATACTAAAAATGAAGATAGCAATTGATTTTGATGGAACTTGTGTAAAACATGAATTCCCAAAAGTTGGCGCAGACATAGGAGCAATCCCTGTATTGAGAAAATTGACAAAACAAGGCATAAGCTTATTTTATACACAATGCGGAGCGATGGACAAAAACTCGGAAACGTATTGACCGATGCTGTTAATTGGTTTAAGGAGAATAACATTGCCTTGTATTCAATCCAGAAAGATATTGGGCAAGAACATTGGACAAGCTCCAATAAGTGCTATGCAGAGATGTATATAGATGATGCGGCACTGGGCATTCCTTTAATACACCAAAAGGAGGGGAAACCCTATGTTGATTGGAATCTGGTTGAATCGTTATTAGAGAAGGGCGGAATACTCCAAAATGCCTAAGAAGCCAAGGACCCACGCAGCATATAGTATGCTAAATCCTGCTCCGGCAATAAATCCGGACAGAAGTTTCATGCTTGTGGGAAAAATAGATGAGGTGACAGTTACGGCGTCATACATCGAAGTAAGGTTGAGGCTGATTGATTACACGAGAGATAGAACAGGGCCGGAGAGCGATGACATTTTTACCATCTATTTTCAAGGAGAGGCAAAGAAGATACTAAGAGAAGGTATCGACAATAAGCGGGTAGCAGTCAAGGATACTGCGATAGTCCATGGAGAGTTAAATATAAAGAAAACCGAGGTTGGACTTGAAACGGTTTATCTCGCAGGAAAATATATGAATTGTTTTAGGAACGGGCACAACTCATGGGAGGAGCCGGTTCCGGTATATGTAAAACCAGAAGACTTGCCCGATAAAGGGCAGGCTTATTAATAATTTAAAACAAATTAAAATGAATGTATTGCAGATTGCTAAAGTGTGCCATGAAGTAAACAGGGCGTATTGTCAAAGTATTGGAGATGACACCCAGTCTTCATGGGAGGATGCCCCTGAATGGCAAAAGGAAAGCGCCATTAATGGTGTTAAGTTTCATCTTCAAAACCCCAATTCCAAATCTTGCGACAGCCACAATAACTGGATGAAAGAAAAGATTGCTAATGGCTGGGTTTGCGGAGAGGTTAAAGATCCGGTCAAACAAGAACACCCATGTATTGTTCCTTACGAAGACTTACCAAAAGAGCAGCAAGCGAAAGACGCATTGTTTATATCTATCGTTAGGGCATTAGATGTGCGCAGTTTGTTTGATTTCAATATGGATATGGTTGCGGGCCAGCACATGGAGAAAGATGTCAAGGCAAATAAATTATTAAGACAAGGCCTTGATGACCAATTACAAAACATCAAAAAATGCCCCTCGTCAAGAGCGCGCAGTTTAGCTATAACTAAACTACAGGAATCTATCATGTGGCTCGGAATGGATCTAAAGAGGCTTAACGAGCCTAATCCTTATCCAGAAAGCTACAATCCTGAAAACACAAAAATAGAACCGACTGCTGACGGATTAGAGTTGTAGCGTATTAGTATCACTAAAAACGCAAAGCCCGGTAAGAATCATGTCTTATCGGGCTTTGAAACCTTTCCGTCCTACGTGTGGCACGATAGGCTAGATATTCTCGAGTGCCTCAATGTCCTCGGAAGAAATACTTAAACCCTCCATTACCGCAGCACCATCAAGTCTTGTTTCGTTTTCAATCATCCACCTTGCCTTTGTCCTCCGAAATCCCATCGCGATTTCATCAAGAGCAATCCACGACACATCTTTCCCGTCGCAAGGGTTTTTATTTCCTCGAACTTCTTCCATTTGCTCCATTTCTTGCCCTATTAGTGGATTTGTTTTCTAGTGACACGCTCCCATCTTTATTGTGAGACAAGTCCCGACCATCACCTTTCAATCCTCTTTTAGCTCTCATAGATCCAAGCCTAGATCTGTATTTCCTTCGCTCAGGAGATCTATGATACTTAGTATCGTATTCCTTTTTCTTTTTTCTTGCCAGAGGGTGTGACCTATAATATCTGGCGGTCCTTCTTAGTCCTGCTTGTGGCATATCTGAAATTGTTTTTATATCCAAAGATATGCAATATTTCCCAAAGTGCTTGGAATTTAAGTTTGTATAATCTTACTTTGTGTGTAACGTTATTATTATTTAGACTAAATAAAAGCACACGAGTTATGAAACAAGTAACTATAACCACGAGAAACGGTTTAACCCTACCAACGTCAGTAGTACAGGCGATTGACCCCGAAAAAATAGTAACAACAAGAGATGCAGGTGGTGTTGCAGAAATAGTTTATGGCGAATCTTTCGACAGAAGAGATGCTGCCGATACGCTTATTGTCACTGATGATAAAGCGACTATTGACGCACTGGTATCTGGTGCCACAATTGATTTACCAGTATTTAACCTTTTGGATGGAACAACATCTACCCTAACGCTACAGGACAAGTACAATAAGGTGATGGAAGACAGTTTTGCTATGGTCAATAGCGTTAAAACTGCGGGGGTCATCGTTAATTATATTGAGGGTGCATTTGGGAACAAAACTGTTTTTGTTGATAGTGATTTAGCTACACTGGCACCATAATATTGACATGGATTATAAAAGATGTCTAGTAAATATAGATCTCTCTGAAAAGGATGTGGAGGACGCTTTCGTGTCCCTGCATCCTAATCTTGATGAGCTTATAGGAGAAATAAGAGCATCAATTAAAGTGCCAATTATTTCAATTATTAAGTTTATTGTCTCCTGCTACGACAGGGAATCCCCTTTGGTGATGACATTTCGAAGCCAATGGATGAAGAAGAAGAGAGAGGCGGCAATATTAGCAGCGTTTCCCAGAGACGGAGAAAGATATACCGATGATGCAGAAGCTATAATACTAGGTAAAAGACATCTTACAAACAAGCTGATAGTACGATATCTATCCTTATTGCACGACAATGACTTCAATATGTACGCAATGTACAACGAAGCGAAACTCGGGCAATCAATGGAGTTGATAAATTCAGGCTTTGATTCTCCCAGTAATGCGGAGAAAGCTTCATCTAATATTGAAAAATGGAGCGAGAAGATACAAGAGCTTGAAAAAACAATATTCGAAGGCGACGATGTTAGGGCGCTCAGGATAGCACTGTACGAAGAGGCCCACAGGAAAATATCAGATTTAAGGCCCGAAAATCTTGTGGACAGAATGGAAAGGGGCGAAAAATTAGTTGACAGTCCGCCATATGGCAAAGATTATACAGAGGATAAATTACGATTTGTAGGAGATGAATAACCAGGAGTGTAGATATAGCCATCTGTACCAAGAGGCAGACACAAGCTTTTTGGTCAACTGGGGCTCGGAGAAACTGAGGCCTATTAGGATATCGCTGCCAAAACCTCCACCACTACACCTGATTGGCGGATGGGGGGAACACCCTGACGACCAAATATTTAAAAGACTCGAAAATCCATTAAGACTGAGAGAGTTAGAGAGAAGTATTATTACAGAGTTCGGAAATAAAAACCGGGGAGTAAATGGTAACGCTACACTTAAGAAATTCTGGTCAACGCTTGAGAAAAACCAAGAAAACTACACAGAAGAGATTGAATTTATACGCAAGTTTGTATATTATATGCACCATGGCTATTGGTTTTTTAACGACGGAAAACCGACATGGCTTCCTCCCTGGTATTTCAGTTATCTGAACCTACATCGAATGACCACCAAAAAGGGATATATATTCCCTGAGTTCAGAAAAAAAAGCAAAGAAAGGTTTCTTTTCAGGCATTATATAAACACATGTACGGAAACATTTGTAGATACAGATCCAGAAACAGGGTTGGCGGAAAAGATTGATATTGATGGTAAAATGGCTTATCGGATGGTTGATGTGGGATACAAACTGCTGCTTGGCACAGCACTTCCCAAAGGAAGGAGAGAGGGATTGACAAATGAATTTTGCCATATCATCACCCGTATAGCTGCATCGCAAAGAGGGGCAGATAAATTGTGTACGATTGTTTCCATGGACGGAGATAATGCAGAGACACATTTTAAGCAAAAATTAATGCCTGCGTGGAGAGCATGGCCATTATGGACCAGGCCTGTATGGCTTGGAGGTTTCGGAAAGATGAAATCTCTTGAATTTACATCAAATGGAATAGCCGATGTGCAAACATTAGATACGGTATTGTCGTATACTGAATCGGGAGACGACAAGGCGAATGATGGAAAAATGCTGATTGGTGCTGGATTTGACGAACAGGGGAAAGGGAAAAGGACCGGTAACGTACAAAACCGTTGGCAGATAAATAAAGAAACAATGTCTCTGGGAGGAGGATCAGAGGTGGTTGGTTATTGCGATCATCCATCAACTGTAGAAAAAATGGAAGAAGGAGGACAGGACTATAAGGATTTATGTGACATGTCCAACTTCTACAAGAGGAAGAAAGATGGACAAACCGCCTCAGGGCTGGCTTTATGTTATCATAGGAGCGACTACTGCATGGAAGGGTACATTGATGTTTTTGGGGAAGCGATAATTGACATGCCAAATGAAAGGCAGATAATGCTATCCAAAAAGCACGATATGCCCATCAAACGGATTGGCTCCAATACGTTCATAGAAAATAAAAGAGTGGATTTGCACAACGAAGACGATCCTGCTATGATGGATGAATATCGTTCATTTGTCCGCAAGTTCCCACAGGACTGTAAGGATTGCTGGACAGGTGTAGCAGGGCAGCTTGGATTTGACAATGAATTGCTGAGAGAAAGGTTATTCGAACTGGAAGATAAGCCGGTCGCAAGAAAAGGCAGGCTGATGTTTGTTGACCAAGGGAGTTTATCAGTAACTTTTATAGAAGACCCTAATGGGCCATGGATTGTTAGCGAAAAACCAGCCAAAGGTGAGGCTAATCAGGTCTCTACTATGGAAGCATACTCTGCATTCATGGAAGATGACGAAACTGTTTATCGACCTATGAATATAAAATATATGATAGGTGTCGATCCTACCCAATTCAATAACCAAGGCGAGTCAAGATATCTACAAAAGAAAGGTACAAGGACTTCTGACACAGGGATTACAGTAAAAAGAATGCATAATCCAATTATTGATATCGCAGAAGATAAGCGGAAATGGATTACTCCTAAAGCCGTGGCATTCTGCAGGCATAGGTTTGGGACAAGCGATGAAGTTGCAATGGAGGCAATCAAAGCTGGCATATACTGGGGAGGACTAATTAATTTAGAGCAAAATATTACAGCGGTATGGGAACGGATTGTTGAAAAGAAATTTACCGGTTACCTGAATTATACAACTACGGTTATGCCTGACGGTACAATAAAAAGGGCATCGAAGCCTGGGACCTCATTGGGTATGCAGAACAAAAAAGATGGATTCCTGCTTTTGGCTAATCAAATCAAGTTCCATTCTACAATAGAGGATATACCTGAGCTCTTGATAGAGGCAGACCAGATATCGTCAATGGAAGAACTTACTAAATTCGATGGCCTTGCATCATGGATACAGGCATTAATAGGCGAACAGAGTGCTTACTATAAATTATTATCGTTAGGCATGGAAGAGAAAGAGGAGATGGAGAGTATAAACCCAAGGTCGTACAGATGTTAACTATATAGATGGGTAAAATAAACAGACATAAAATAGAGCCATCCAAGACTTTTAAGTTTAAGAAACCCGAGTCTTACAAAAAAGGGAGGTACAACTATCCTGACTGGAATATAAATCCTGCGGATAAAAATACCGTAGAGTACAATAAGATGTGGGGAGAGAAGATATACAATCTTGTATCGACTGGGAAAACATGGATTGATAGCAGTATTTATAGTCAAATTGACACTAATAGGGCATATGCAAACGGGATGCATCCCATGGATAAATTCAAGGATTGGATGTTCGGGGGTGGAGAAACCAATACGGGAGATGCCGCAAGCAGGTTTGATTCAGATAGCAATGATCTTGGGGCAACAGAAGCAAGGGGGACCAAGGGCAGAAAAGCTTGGGTAAACATAGATTTTCGACCAGTAAGTGTTGTTCCTAAAATAAAGACTGGAATAAACGAGAAGATACGTTCGATGTACACTGAAATGTCTGTCGATGCAATAGACTCATTTAGCGTAAGAACCCAAGAGCAAAATAAATATAAGGCATATTTTTACTCTAAAAACAAGGAATGGATTGACCAACAGGAGGCAATGGCCGGGATAAAACGGGATGCACCCGAGTTTATTCCTGAAAATCTCAATGAATTGGAGCTATATGCAGCATCGGGAGGATTTAAAGTCCCTTATACGATAAGCATGGAAGATTTACTCAAACATACTTTCAATGTATCGAGTTGGGATAAAGAGATTGCCGAAAGAATCCATGATGACTTATTTGCGCAAGGTTATGCTATAATTCGCGAAAGATACGATAGGGAACTTAAAAGGGTTGTGGTTGATTATTGCGACCTCAAATACTCAGGAATACAGTTATCTAATACCAAGTCATATCAAGACTCAGAATATGCGTATACTATACGATGGGTAGAGATATCTCAGATACGACAAAAATTAAATCTAAGCCATGAAGATGCAAGCGCACTGGCAAGATCTTATTCCGGAGAATGGGGAAACCCTGGCTTGACGAATTGGGAGGATTATTCATATTCTTATGAAGAGTATGGACAAACATATTATGGCTATGACTTCTACAAAGTGCCGGTATTGGATTATGAATGGATTGATATCGACAATGAAAAACATATAGAAGTTTCGGCAAATAATCGGACTGTAAACAAAAAATACACAGATGAGGAATTACAAGATAATGAAAAGCTAAAGGAGTACCAGATACGATATGCCCGGAAGAGCAGCTGGCTAATTGGCACTGAATATACATTCGGCATGGGTAAAGTAGATTACATGCCCCGCAACTCCACCAAGAAACCAAGATTAAGCTATAGGGCAATCCGTCTGTCTACCACACCAATACTATCGCAAATAAAGCCATTTGTTGACGATTTCCAAAGAGCATGGCTGAAAGCACAACATTTTATGTCATTGGCAGTGGGCGATGGTTTTGCGGTTGATATAGGAAGCCTTAAGAATATCTCTATAGGCAAAGACAAGAGTTGGGATCCGATGAAGATACTGGAATATTACCGGCAATCCACGGTACTATTCTACAAGAGGACGACGAATCCATTATCGGGAGCGGCAAGAAGTATTGCCCCGCCTATAATACCAATATCCAACAGTACGTCCAATAATATTAAGGTACAGCTGGATCTCATGGATAAGGCTATAGTTAATATCGAAAAAACATCCGGTATAAATATGGTATCTACCGGTGCTACGCCAGACCCAAACGTGGCTAAATATAACATGCAGGCTGCGATGCAAGGCACTAATGAAATAATAAACAGTATTGCCAGAGCTACAGCTGAGCTCCAAGAAGACGTGTCCATAAATATAATGTACAGGATACGGACAATGTGTAAGTATGATAAAATCGTGAAAAAATCATATGAAAACGTTATTGGCGAGACGCGGATGGTAATCTTATTGGAGGCTGATAAATCAAATGTAGAATATGGCATAAACATTAAGGCAAGCGATCTGGCAGAGGAGAAGGCTGCTATAATGGGCTTCATCCAAGTAAGCATAAAGCCTACGGGCTCCGATGATCAATCTAAGCTCTCTATATCAGAGGCTATATTTATTCAGGATATGGTTCTTCAAAGGCAAAATCTCAGAAGGATAGGCATGATATTAGGATTCATGCTTAGGCAAAAAGAGAAGCAGGCGGAGGCATCCAAGAGAGAGTTCATACAATTACAGGGACAACAAAATATACAGCTTGAAGAAGCTAAAAAAGAGGCACAGAGAGATAAAGGCGAATTCGAATTAGAGAAGCAAAGAGAGAAGTTTCAATTTGATTATATAATACAATATAATGGGCCGTACATACCCAAGGCACAGAAAGCGGTTGCTGGACAGCAGATTGCAGAGAGTAATGCTGCTCCGGAACAAATAAAAGTATAAATTAAAACAGACACAATGACAACAGAAGAGATCGACAAGCAAATTAGAGATGCAGTTTTAGGAGAACAAAAACCAGCCGATCCAGCTAATCCAGCCGATCCAGCCGATCCAGCTAATCCAGCTAATCCAGCCGATCCAGCCGATCCAGCCGATCCAGCTAATCCAGCCGATCCAGCCGATCCAGCCGATCCAGCTAATCCGGCGGATTACGAATCCTTCACTACAGAACAACGCCTAGAATTCTTCAATAAAGCAACAGGATTAGAGATAGCAAGTGTTGATGATTTCGCTGCTGTCGCAGAAGCATACAAGGGAATGCCGGGATTACAAGAAAAAGCCGGACATGTCGATGCATTAATCGAAAAACTCAAAGGACAATCTGATGTATTGTCATATTTCCCTGACGAGACAGCATACAAAGCTGCACAATTATCGAAAGATGTGGCATATTCCGGAAAAGAAGGTGTATTGAATGAGGTAATGAGATCTGATGTTGCGAAAATGGACGATATGGACGTGCTGACATTAAGTGCAAAACTTAGTTCTGCAAACGGCACCTCTAACCCACTGGGAGTTAAACTGTCGCAGCTTGGATTGAATGTTGAAGACATATTGACCGAGGGGTACGAAAGGACTCCTCTTGAAAATGATATTATAAAGAATGCGGCTCATTCCGAGCGACAAAAGCTTTCTCAAATCGGAGGTGATGTCGAACTGCCGAAGGCCGAGGGTGATGATATCTTGGAAAAATTAACCCAAGATAAAACAGCTTCAATGGAGGACATTAAAGCTAAGAGGGACACTCTCACGGCCCCTGCGGAAAAGTTTGTATCAAGTGTAAATAAAGTGGAGTATGACGGATTTGTATTTGAATTTAATGCAGAGGATGCATCAAAGGGCAACTACAAGGAAGGTATTATCGAGGATGTGATGGATGGATACTACGACTTGCAAACAGAACAGGGACAGAAGGATATCCAGGAAGATTTATTGAAAACTATGATTGGTGATAATTACGAAAAGATTTTCGCAGCACTTAGTTCTCATATTAAGACGCAGACCGAAAATGAGGTGCGTAAAGAATATGATAACGCTGGCGTAGGTTTAAACAAAAAGGAGCCAATCGTAGGAGGTAAAGAGAAGAAAACCGTTGAGGATAGAATCAACGAAATGTTCGGAAAGCCAGCTCAATAAAATTTTGTTAAACAAGCAAAAGACTTAAATTATGAGTACTATTAAAGGCCCCGCAGTAAGGGGAAACGGAAGAGAAGGTATATTCTCAACAGCTTGGAGAGCGGTTAATAACCTAACTTTAAAGCCTCAAGTATATAGGGAATTGGTTCAATTATATGGACCCGGACTGAGATATGCAGATATTGTACAGATGGCCAGCGAAGAAATATCCATCAAGGGAAGATCCCTTGAAGTGATCGAGCAAGGTCATTATCATCAGACACTTAAAGTTGCTACGGAGATTTCTACCGGTGGCGCAGGTGCGGACATTGCTATTGTTAACTCAAACGGAAGTGGGCGTATTGGATTCTTAATACACGTTCCGGGAAAATATGGGACCGAGCTTAATACGGCAGGAAATCTTGTATTGACCTATCGTATCGTATCCAAAGTTGCCAATGGCTCAAATTTTGACTACGTAGCGGAGAGTGTTACCGGTGCAGCTCAAATTACAACTGCGGTACCCGTAGGAGCTGATTTGATAAATGGTGCATCAATGTTTGCTCCCGGCTCTGGACAGCCAGCAGGTTCGGTTCAGGATTATTTCAGCCACTTCCATGAAGTTCAAATACTGAAAGATACCATCAATATCGAAGGTGGACAGCAGGCACTTGAAGAGTGGGAAGCTATGCTACAAGATCCAGATGGAAGCAGTCTTGGATTGAGAGAAATGGCAAGGTTAAGGCTAAAGATGCAGTATCAGTTTGACGACAAGATACTTAACTCTCGTGCCAACGATGCTGCCCTGACTCAGGCCAATAGGTTTGGAGAATCCAATTTGATTCCCAGTGACAACGGACTTCTTCCATCTATGTATGTTGATGGCATGAAGCAATTCTATACCGGAACATACAATATGGATCAGTTCGACCAGATTAAATTCTTATATGCATCGCAGGGTGTAATGTCTGGTTCTGGAATGTATTGCATGGGACAGGAGCTCAACCTCTCTATTGAGAATGCGCAATTGCCATTCATAAAGGAATATAGCGGGGGAACAGACTTGTACACCAATATGAAAACCGTTGGTTTCAATGTTCGTGAGATATTTAAGAACGGGTTTAAATCATATTTAATCCCAATTCCTGAGTTTAGTAATCCGACTACTTATGCAGCCGATGGTTTCAATTTCGAAACATTAGGTATGATGTTCCCTGACTCTAAAGTAACTGCGACTATGAACAGTTATAATCAGGGAGGCATGTCCGTGGATGGATACAAAAAGTCGGTATCGCACGTAAGTTTAGGCTACCTGAACTACAACGGCGAAGACCGTAGGCTTATTGTTGCAAATAAGGCCGGTGTTAACGGTAAAGGAATACCTGTTAGCGACGATTGGGATGACAATAGTGTTTACATGCTGTCAGAAATGATGAGCATCTTCTTGGCTTTAAACCAAACAATACTGGTACTAAGAACAGACCAATAGGCGGAGAGCAAAATAATATATAGTTGATTATGGGGAGGAAAAACATTCGTTTACCTCCCGTAATCAACCTATCTTAAAGGCTTAATTTAAAAATAAATAAAAATGGGAATCTATTTAGACAATAAAATGGTCACGCCAATAAAGCTTGATCCAAAGAAACAAAAGGAAGATTATACCTTTCCGGAAGTATTGCACGGTCAACTAAGAGAGATTGATAAATTATTTGCTAAGGCAAAAAAAGTACAAAAGGGGGCTGGTCGAGCTCTTCTTATATTTAACCGCCAAGGCTTCGCAAAGACTTGGAACGTCAAAAAAACATCATACAAAGAGGTTGCCCCAATGGCAATCCCTCCCGTATCGAGCTACTACGACTCACAAAAAGGCATGTCCTATGATTTAAGATACAGTAAAAACAGTCCTGTATCTGTAAATGGGAAAGGGTTATCTTTCCCTCCATTTAGGGCACTGTCCCAAATTAAAGAGCAGCTTATCATTGATGAGACTCAAAAAGATTTGGCTTGGTATGTAATTTATTGTTCTCCGTTCGTAACGAATGGAACACTGGTTATTCACGATAAAGAGAAGCAATTACTGGGTAGTGTGGGAGAACATTTGAAGCAGGCCGAAGTAACCCGTATGCTTTTGGATGAAAACAGAACACTTGAAGAAATGGTCGCATTTGTCACTAAAGTATTCCCTGGTGGAGTTCTCAACTGTGATATGGAGAGCGTTAAAGATATTGGTGTTTCAGCAATCCAAATGGCAGGCGAAGCAGAGAAAAAATCTATCTTTAAGCGCAGCTATGGATTTGATGTACTGCACAAAGCATGTCGAAGTCTCGGACTTGATAAAGAGAAGATTAAGGCGCCTAATAATCCCACGGAAGTCACTCTTTCTGACGGAAAGAAAATACCTTTTAAGCCAGCTGTAGGAAAACTCATGAATACAGAGAACCTGAATAAGGCTGCGGAAGAAGCAGGATTACCAACTGAGTATCGCGTTCCCGAAAAGCACAAAGATGAGGTTCATTCTTACCTTAAATTTATGCAGGGAAAGGAGAAGTAGAAAGCAGGCGAACAGCAATAGTCCCCTAAATAATTAATACTGTTCTGAATGAATAATTTTGAATTATATCAACTGGCGCTTTTCATTATAGACAAGGATGAAAACGCAAACAGGATAAGGCCATCTGAGTTTGAAATATCTCTGATTGCCAAAAATATTATTCATTTCAGAAGAAGGCTTGGTATTCCGGAAGGATATCAGCCCGGAACAGCCATAATGGGAGCGGGTGCAACTCGCATGATAGATGCGGATCTGCTCCCATTTTATAAATCTGGCGATGTAGCGGCGGAGGGGAAGGCACTTGTTCCTAATGGGGATGGTAAGATTATTATCGCTGACGCTTATTACATCGACGACTTTAATACTGATACATCGAGATCGTCAAGTCTTATAAGCGGGCAGAAGAAAAGCAATAGACTGAATAATGCGGTGACTAAACCTACAGTTAAAGATATCGCCGGTTCCCTGGCAAAGGGTGGATTACAGGTTTACCCAATAACATTAACTTCTGTAAACGTTTGGTATTGGAGGTTGCCTATAGCGCCAGTGTTCAAAACAACAGTGGATGCATTTTATGAAGAGGTTTATAACGAAGCTGGCTCAACAGAACTAGAATGGGATGATGGCAACAGGTTGGCTATACTCCACATGATATTGCAGGATATTGGAGTTAATGTAGAAAAAAGCATGGTAGAGCAATATGCTGTTAAATTGACAGAAACAGGAAAGTAATTACAAACCGATGGAAAAGGCAAAATTAGTCGAACTGGTAAGACAAGAGGTTGTAAGACAACAGCCTACACTTGATTCTGTAGAGCACACACATCCGCAGGCTATTGAGGATGAAGTAGAAAGGGCCTATGACGCATTGGTCAAACAATATTATGCCAACAATAAAAACATGCTCGAAGCCGATTTTGACTATTATGCAAAAAAATACAATAGCAACGCGGTACAGTCTGTTAGTGATGATATTAGGTATATTCAATTACCAGCGAAAGTGATTGATTTACCCATGGGAACCGGACTCGTACACGCAAGGGCCAGGGGCGGTAAGATTAATTTCCATAGGGTGACAGAGGCAGAACTTGATAGTATCCGGAATCTTGAAATATACTGCTGCTCTGGAAAAGTGTTCTACTATAAAGATGGAGACAGAATCGTACTGGATAGCCCTATAAATGAATTTGGACTGATTGAATCTGTTGACTTGAAGCTTGTTGTTCCGTTTTCAGAATTCTTAGATACTGATGACATCCATCTTCCAACAGGAGATATGGTAGTGTCGAGTATGATACTTGAGCTTATGGGATATAAGCCAACTGATAATACTAATGATAATATTGCTTAGAGATGGGTAAAAAAGCATTCATTGGACTAGATACGATTGTTGAAGCTATCTTATTGAAGATAGGTGATGAACAAAGAAACAGATATCGCACAAAAGCTACCCAGTGGGCTTTAGATACATATAGGCAGGTGAATGTCAGTTATTCGTCATTTTACTTAACAGAATATGCAGACATCAACAGCATGGGTGTAGGTCAATATCCAGAGGGGTTAGTAAAATTATTGTCTGTCGGATTATATGTTCATGGGATCTTCCAGCCCTTTATAAAAGAGCCGGATTTGGCAATGCAAGCAACAGGGGAGAACGGGGCATACGACACTACCAAAGGAGAAGGAATCCCTATACCGACCAAAGGCTATAGATATGCAGCAAAAGCCAATTCTATAGGCTATTGGCAGGAGAGTCCTGGAGATTGCACATTCACAGTGAGATGCCATAGATTTGATTTCTTCGATGGTGTCGCATCTAACGTACAAGATGTAACTTGCGACATCCAAGATAGAGCCGTTATAAGATATAAAACAAACGGACTTGATTGCGAGAGGGGAATACAGATACCTTCTGAGGCGAGGGACATGATTGTAGCTAAGGTTGTTCTGGACTTTATGGTAATGGGAATCCCTAGTCGGTTTACTGCGGCGCAATTACAATTACAGAGAGATGAGGTAGATAGATTATATCAAAACTATATAGATTTGATTTACGATCCTCATAATTTCTGGGAGGCTAAGGACGCGATATACAATTCGCTTAATACAGTACCAAGAAGATAGCCAATGGCAGACCAAGCTCAGATATTGCCCATTAATGGACCGATGGATAAAGATTCAACGGAAAAGTATGTTGACAGCGACAATGGCGTCGTAAGAGATAGGGTTAATATGCGGACGAATTCCATATCAGGAGAAGGGATGGCGAATGTCAAACTTAGGGGAAATAAGCTTTTTGATCTCGCGCTTCCTGCAGGCACAAACAAAGTCGTTGGGATTATCCAGAATTTACAGGATGAGGCTATCATATACTGCATATATAACAGTAACGACGACCATTCCATACTGAGATACTTTATCGAAACAAAGATTGTTCAGAAAATATGGCATAGCGAGTCTTCTCTCGGCATTATTGATGCCAATCTTAGAGGGGAAGTAATACAGGGAATGTTGTACTGGATACAGACACCATTAGCCCCAAAGTCATTCGTCATAGAAAAAGCCGTCAACTTCACAAATGCACTACCCGGAGATGCTTATAATAATGATTATTTGCCTTTTGAAGATAATATATTCCCGCTCATCAAAAGACCACCCCGGTTCGCTCCAACGTGTCTCTATGCCGATACGGAACAGATAGAAGATGTTGTGATTAATTTCAACAACCTGAGAAAAAAGCTCTGGCAATTCAAATACAATTATCAGTATGATGAGTTTCAGGGATCTGCATATTCTCCAATAAGCAAAGTCCCATTGCCATCGATTGAAGAATTTTTGGACGGGTCTTTTGTTGAGGACATTACAATCAACAATACAATTAATATAACGATAAACACCGGGAGTAAGGCAGTAAAGAGCATTAATGTTGCTGTGCGAATCGCCTCTAATAATAATTCAGGGGATTTCTCTGTTTTTAGAACACTTGATAAATACAAGGATGAGGTTCAGATAATAAATGATGACGAAGATCTGGTGCTTTCATTTTTAAATACTGAATCATTAAGAAACATAAATACTGATATTGGGAATAGGTATTTTGATGACATCCCTATTTCTGCAAACGACCTATTATTACTAGATGGAAAATACTTGGCGATGTCAATGCCAGTTAAAGGGTATGATTTCAAGGAGAATGAACTGGATTATGAATTGGATATAGTAGCGACAGATACAGGCATTAATGATGTAGTAACAATGGTAACAGTATATTCATTTATTGTTGCGGCCGGACCTGTTCTTTGCGGCAATCCCACAATCAATCATCAGAATTACATAATTAATTTTCCGGGAACGTTCTATCCAAATTCAGAATATCTGGTAACTATAGACTTCTTATCAGGATCGTTTAAGAACGAATACTCATTCTTTACAGGAGATGATCCACCAGCTAATTACCCTGAAGATATTGTGACAAATATATACAATCAGATAGTTGCAGAGTACGGAACGTGTCCGTCCGGGTTTCCTCTTGTTTTTGACGATTTAGGTACTGCGATAGATGTGAAATTTTATAACACAACAGATTCTCAAAATAACACAGGAGGCAAGGTTGTTTTAAATGCATTCAATACTCCCGTAAAAACGTTGAAAAGAGGTCAGTACCATCCGTTCGGATTTATATATAATGATGGATTTGGGAGATATAATGTTGTATATGCAAACGAAGAAATGTATTCTCCACTTGTTCGCTCATTCTTCCCTGACGACATATCCAGTGCCATAACCGCAAGAATACGAATACGGCATATTCCCCCAGTATGGGCAAAATCATACAGGATAACATATTTACCGAATAAATCATATACCTACACTATAGGCATTCCGGCTGTGGAGCAATTAGAGCCAGACGGATCCAATGGAGTTCCTGCCAACAGAAGCTTCCTTAGAGTGAATCAGAGGCTAGGCGAGATAAGGGAGACATATCCTGATATTATTACTCCTGATTATGTTTGGGAGAACGGAGATAGGGTTCGTAGAGTCGGAGATACAGAAAGTTTCGAACTCTCCTCGTATATCAGAACGTATGACGATGGAGGGCAGGATGTCACAGAGAGTGGATTTATCATATCCGGAACTATGGATACTGTGCCCACTACGATAAAAGTAGATCAGATAGAAATATATAGACCTAATACAGAGATAATTGACAATATTTATTTTGAGATAGGAGAAGAGCACGAAGTATTAAATCCGGGACTACCCAGCAGAGATCATGGAGGGGGAGATTCTCCGTCCGCAGATTATCCGGCAGTAGATTTTTCGGGAAATACAGTAATTTCATTTGCTCCCAATGTTGTTTATATCGCAAAGGCAGACATTACCGGCATATCCGTTGCCAACTTTTTATTGATAAACGATGGTTTTATTGACATAAGTACTGTTACTTACAATATAATTGAGGTTACTGATGTCGATGTCAATAACGTAGCTATAGTATCTACAATAAACATTGCTGGTGGGATTCCCGGAATTCCTTACCGCGTTTACGACATAGCTACGATACCTAGTTTTGAGATGGACTTTGGAGATGTGTATCTAAGAAAGATATTGACTGCCGATACAGATGTCCCAATAGCAATTATTGAGGATCAAGAGTTTTCAGACAGTTATATTTCAAGGGGCATTGACATTGGACGCGTAGGCGCTAAGATAGATTCAAGGCAGGATGAATTCGGAAGAGTTGTCCGTGGGGAAAATTATATCGAGAATACAGAGACTAATAATCTTAATATATTTCTGCCTCAAACAACATTTCTTGACGTTTCTGATGTCTATGGGAGAATAACCGGCATAGAAGAAACGGGAGACTTGCTAAAGGTTCTGCAAGAACACAAGGAAACTTCTGTTTATATAGGAAAGATAAATACGCGAGAAGGCGATGGCAATGAGTTTGTAGTATTATCCGATAAAGTATTCGGAAGCTTCCGTAGATACGTCGAAGATAGGGGCACCAAATACAGAAGATCTATTGTTTCAAATAATAGGTACATTTATTATTTTGACGATACTACGGGAGAGTTCATAAGAACTGCTGCCAATGGGCAAATAGCTATTTCGCGAGAATATAAAATGCAGAGCTACTTTGACCAGAAAGCAAAAGAGCTTCGTGAGTTCGTAGGAACAAAAGATGTAATAACAACCATAGATAATAGTCACGATGAAGTCTTGGTTTCTTTCATTATCGGAACAGAAATAGAGACAGTTGTTTTTTCTGAAAAAGAAAACCAGAAAGGGTGGCTGTACTCTGCCAAATTCAAGACAGCAAGCGCTATTCCTGAAAATTTTGGATGGTACGGGGATGAGTTATTTTCTTTTTTGGAAGGAAAACTTTATCTTCACAACGACAGTAGTGCTCCAAGAAATACATTTTACGGAGAATTACAGGACTGTTCGATAACGTTCATTTCAAATAAGCTTCCATCTGAGACAAAAAGATATAGCAATATCAATATTTCGTCAGATAAAAATATTTTGGAAATGGAAGCGAATATTGCATCTGGCACTAATTATCCGGCACAGAAAACAATATTGACAACCAACCTGATAAGAGAAAGAGAGAATCGGATGGTTGCGTCAATACTTAAGAATATTATCAACAGATTGGGAATAGAAGATATCCAACTGTTATATAACGGCAAGGATATGATAGGAGAAACAATGGGAATAACATTGTCAAATAATGATGATTTGGGATTATTGTTAAATGAAGTAGAGATTAAATTTAGTATCTCACAATAATAAAAATATAAGATATGCCATTACCATTAATAGCATTAGCAGCAACCCAAGCAGCAATAGGGATAGGGCAGTCAATTTCGGCAGGTGCAAAAAGAAGAAGGGCAAAAAGAGAATTCGACCCCTATGAAATAGCGGCTTCCGAAAGGGAGAGGGTGAGGGTAGCCGGAGGTATCGCTTCTCAGCGCGAAATACCCGGAGCAGATATTATAAGAGAGAGAGTCAGGGGTGCAACAGGCAGAGGTGTAGAAGCTGCAACAGGAGTTGCGGAATCCTCGTCCGATGTGCTTGGAGTTCTTGCCGGTCTATACGGAAGAGAGGGAGAGGTAGAAAAGGATATCGGGATCGCAAGCGCTGAAAACTACCAGAGAAATCAGCGAGTCTATATGGAAGCACTGGGAAGGATGGGGCAACTAGAAACCGAGAAATGGAAATACAATGAGCTATATCCATATGTACAGGGCATGGGGGAGTCGGCGCAACTAGAGGCCGCAGGAGGAGCAAATATTGGCAGTGCGATAAAATCAGGAGTCTCTATATATGGAGGACAACAAGAGCTCAGCCAAGCTGATATAGCACATGAACAATGGATGTCAGAAAGATTTGGCCCGCAGCGCATAGAGAGCAGGTCGCCAATAAGACCAATGGAACGAAGCAGTGAATTGTATTGGGGGCAATAAAAAAACAAAGGCCAGCGATTACACTGACCCTTGAAACCATCTAACAATTATGTCTAAAACCTATACGTAAAATAACGAAAATTACAGTTAAGAAACAATATAAATAAAGACATGCCAGCATTTCAAGGATATCCCACAGGAAGAAGCCCATTCGCTGTTGATTTAGCGCCTTCTATAGATGCCATAACTAACAGGATGGTAAGGAGCCGACGTGAAGCAATAGCAAGGGAAGAAGGAGAAATATCGGCAAATGAACGGGCAATACTAGAAGTATTTGACGTAGAATCTGTACAGGGAATGTCAGACCAGATACAGGAAACCCACATGAAAGAGTTAGACACTATTGATGATAAATGGTCTAATATCCTACGGGAAAAAAGTGGCAAGCTTTCCCGTGAAGATCTGGTTCAATTAAGAAGAGATAAAAGAGGAGTGGAGAGTAAGATTGCTGATATGCAGACCGATGTTAAGGCGTATAATTTTGCACGTGGAGAGCTATTGAAGCCCGGAGCCAGAGATATTTACGATGTCAATGAATCTGCACGTAGGATGATGGAGATCAAAGACAAGGGATTGATAGGAGCTGGACGTGCAACGCAGATACTTGCCCCCAAAAGATTGTCTTTGGAAGAAAAAATGTACAGTGATTTTGGCAAGCAAATAGATGCTAAGGCTAAATTGTTTAGTGAAACTATAGCCAGCATTGACACAGCTAAGGGTAAAGTCGAGTTCTTGCGTAAAAATAGGGAGCAATTATCTGAAACCTTTGACGCTATGGTTGAATCTCGTCCAGAATACAAGGCGCAGGCGAAGAAGGAATCGGGAGGACTAGAAGGTGCGAGGCAGCGATTCTTCGCCATGCATGGAATGGACACGAAGGCTGAAAAATTCTATCAAGCATATACCGCGCCAAAAGCAGGGGCGGCAGGACTAAAGCCTGAATATGTGGGTGTTGTAGATAAATACAATAGAGCACTGGAAGGCATATTGAGAAGAGACAAGCGTTATCTGGAAGAGCTTGGATCTGCGATTACTGCAAAAGGGAATGTTAAAGACGTATCATCTTCGGATAAATATCTTACCATCACCTATGACAATGGGCAGAGAGACAGGATATCCTATCCGGCTACGGAAAGGAAACAAGATATCGACACGTTTAAGAATAAGGTCGGCGAGATACTGCAAGGCAGCACTAACTATAAAGGCAAGAATGTTCCCGGTGGATTACCGGCATATATTGAACCATTCTATAAAGAGGAGGGCGTGACGTTTGAAGAAGGTAAAAAGACTAAGTTCTCAAGCGAAGATAAAGAGTCTATCATGTTCGATTTGACAAAACAGGACGCCCCAATGAACACCACTGTTCTTTTGGATGTGCTAAAGAGAAATGATGCCTTGTTTGACATTAAGCCCAAAAGGATTGACGCTAAAATTATGAGGGTAGGCGATAAGTACTACGAAGTAGCAAAGGAAACTATCGAGCCCGTTGTAGAGCAATATCTCACAGACGCAAATGCTGGGACCATAACCGACATCAAAGAATTATCGCCAGAGGTTCAAGGTGTAATAAAAGTGCTTGATTCCGAGAGCGATAAGAGCAAGCCAATCAAGGAGGCTGTTGCTAAGATTTTCCCAGATGATGAAATAAAGCGCCATATATTAGGCACTGGTATTACATGGGGGAAAAAGGAATATAACACGGCGACTGCCGAAGGTAAAAACGAGTTGATTGCTGACATTGTTGCGGCTGCTTCTAAAGAAATTGACATGACCGAAGTTGTTGAGCTAGGAGGTAAGGAGATGACCATAAAGGAGGCTATTCCAGTTGTAATGAAAGCGAAAAAAATGAGTCGATCACAAGCAATTATGTTTTTAAGTAAGCATCCGAAATAGATATGCCAGATATAAGAAAAATATCGCTAGACGAAATCAGTACACCTAAAAAAAAGGAGATAAGAAAAATATCGCTGGACGATTTAGGAAAAGACGAGGCTCTGCCAGTCTTAGTGCCAGACAGAGAGGTTATCGCCGAGGAAGAAAAACCCCCAACTACAGGTATATATCTTCCCCCAGAAATAAAGACCGATGCAGAAATAGCGGCAACGACAGTCGATTTTAATAAAACCCCAGAAGAGGATATGATGGAGAAGGAGGCAGCTGGTTTGAGTTTAGCCGAGAATGGGATGATCGATATTCCTGAGCCTGCAAGGCAAAGCACCATTCAACCTCAAATTACTGACATCGACATTGCTATCGAAGATGAAAAAATAGCCATCAATACCCAACTAGAAGCTGACTATAACAATAAGATAAAAGAAGCGTCCATAAAACTGCAACTACCAGAAGCATACATTAAACAAGTAGGGTTGGTAGAGCAAGTGATCCCGGTTAAGGGACCTAAAGAAAATTACATGTTTGGGTTTGCCGAGGCGTTTAATAGTAGTGCCGCAGAATTATTTAGAACTGTTGATAGAGGACTTAAATTATTTGGAGACGCAACAGGAATGGAATGGAAAGGTGCGCTATTTTCAGATATGGCAGATGTCATAGAAGGGACAAACACTGAAGAGTACACAGCCCCAGAAACAATACTGGGGAATGTAGTTTCTGGAATGGGGAGTATCGTTCCTGACTTGCTGGCGACGGCAACGATGCCAGAGATGAAGTTGGCACAACTCGGAAGATGGACAGGGGGGCTGATAACCAAAATACCTAAGTTTCCGGTACTTCTCGGTACCAAACAAGGACTGGCGATGTATGAAGAGGAGGCGGACGTAAAGGAGTTGTTTAAAGGTTTTGCCGAAGGTTACACGGAAGGGCTCGTATATGAGGCCATGGGTCTGACCTCAAAGGCTACTGGCGAACTTGTTTCCTCATGGGGCGCATCTAAGCCTATATCCGAGGGTGCTGCAGCGTTAGCCGAAGGCTCTTTGTTTGGATCGCATAGTATCATTTCAGATCCAGAAATATACAACGGTGGCGATATCAACTGGGACAACTTCTGGACACAGTTTGGCATGGGGCTTGCATTTAGAGGTAAGGCTGTGGGAAAATCCATCAAACAGAAGATTATTGCGGATATGATGGTTAAAAAATCATACGCCAATTACTATACATCAACAAGAGATCAGGTACGTAATGCGCTGACTACCGAAAAATCATCAAGAGAATTACGGGCAGAGTCAAATAAACTATGGACAGATTTTACTAAGGCTGAAACCCCTGCAGAGAAAAATCAATATCTTATAGCAAAACATGCTGTCGATAATCAGATATCACTGAATTTAATGGTTAAGGATGTAGCTAACCGCCCAGACTTCCATAAAGATAAAATAAATGAATCAGAGAGGTTGTCGGATTCTGAAAAGGAGTATTACGTTAAAAGAATAGAAGATACTGTGACCGATTATGATGCTATCTCTGAATTTAAAGCCGAGAAGGAAAAGGTTACAGAGCCCATAAAAAAAGAAATAGAGGCAGAACAGAGACCATCATATCAATTAGGCGAAAAAGACATCACTAGAGAAGAGGCTGAGACTATAATAGACGAGGCTATGACCATTGATGATTTAGCCGGATTGACAGTTAAAAATGATAATGTACTACAACAATTAATTGGCAAGCAATTTCCTAAAAAAGAAATTCCAAAAGAAAGAATAGAGAAAAAGTTACCCGAAGTTGAACCTATTAAAACCGAAAGTGATGCCGAAAGAATTAGAACAGAAATTGAAGAAGGCCGTATCTCGGAGGAGATGGTCGAAAGAGAGAAAGAACGCGTACGTATATTCGACATTGAGGAAAGTCGAAAAAAGAAAGAGGCTGAAAAAATTAAGAAAGAGATAAAAGTTGAAGCTCCCAAGGAGGAGTTGGAGGCCGAGCCGTCACAGCGCCACCCGATCCCAGCGGAGCTATTAGCCGAGACTAAATCTTCTTTTGATAAATCTAAAAAGAATTTGTCGGAAGCTGATGCATCCATTGAGGCGTTTAAAACTATCGAGCGTAGTGATTGGTATAAAAATCTTGATAGTGAAAAACAAAAAGAGGTCAAACAAGATTATGGCAATATCATAACCGAAAGGTTCACTGAACGTCCCACTGAAAAGAAGACCAGAGAAAAGCTACCGTCAGAAGGAGAGAAGATATCTGTCAATGAAGCTGCAGCGCTTAAAGATCAAATAAAACTTGAAGCCAGGGCTGCGAGGGATGCAAAAAGGCTTACCGATAAAGAATTTTCTGAAACGTCAGAGTCTATATCTGAAAAACTCAAAGGTGCGGTTGATGCTAAATTTATTACCCCAACCCAATATAAGTCCATCACAAGAAGACTGGGGAAGGCTAATACTGAAAAAAAGAGGCAGCAAGCATTGGATTATGTTGATGAAGTTGTTAGTAAAACATTTGATGTTCATAAAAAGATTATTGAATCTGATATATCGGATCTCGTATCCGTCAAGACGCAAGAAGCTAGGAATAAAATTAAGAAAGCTAAGGGAGGGGCCCAGCAAGTAAAATATTATTTGGATGAGGCTAAAAACATATTCAGCAGATATAAAGCTGAGAAGCAATTTAATAAATCTCAACAGAAAAGAATATTGTCCTCAGATTCAGAGGCTCAGAGAGTATCTAAAAAAGCCGCTAATGAGAGATCTGATAGTGAGGCATTTAATTCCTTCAATAGATTTATGGACGAACAACTGGAAGGCATTGAGCAACGTAAACTCTCTGACGATGTTAATGAGAGAGAAAAGGCTATATACGAGGAGATTGCATTGATTGACATGAAGGAGATATGGGATGCTGAAATTGAAGGATTGAGTAACATCAAAGACAATATAAACAGGACGATTACCGAAGGCAAGTCAAAGCTTAAAGCAGATATAGAAAAAGAGGTCACCAGAAGAAACGATCTTAAGCTCATGGCTAGGGAACAGACTCGTGGAAGATTTGCTGGGAAGACAAAGAGAGAGATTCAGAACCAGCAAAAAATGAGCGGGTGGAATAGGATTAAAACATATATGTCCGAACCAGGAAGAAGTTTTGATAGGGACTTTATCCGCCCCGTCACATCCTCGTTTGATTTTATGCTCAAATTTATTGAGTCGAGAAAGAGCGAGATGGGAGAGGGTAGGATTTACGAGAAAATGATGAAGGGAGAGAATGGGTGGTACAAGTCAAGAAAGAATTACTTAAAACGCAAGGGTGAGATTACTGGTGAAATAGAGTCTGGACAGAAAAAAGTATATGGTAAAAAGCTTAGTGGCATGCAAGTAGCTGAACTTAGCACTGTTAAGTCTAAGACAGGAATACATAAATTAGACAAGGATGGAAACAGGGAGACTATAAATGAATCTATGAGCGAGTCCCAAGGAATGTACCTGTATGCCCTGTCAAAGATGGAGGGATCGAAAGAAAAGCTCAAAGAACAGGGATGGGACGAGACAGCCCTTGAGCAAACAAGTAAATTTATCGGAAAGGAGAATGTTGAGTATGTAGATTGGGTCACAGGAACCCTTCTTCCGGAATTACACAAAGATTACAACCAGACCCATATTGATATATTCAGGACACCTTTAGATAAGATTGATAATTATATCCCGATACGATATGATGCTGTTGGCGGAATAAGAGGCGAGGGTACAATTAAGATTGGAGGCACAGAATTCTTAATGCCCTCAGCTATGCCTAAGCATATTAAACATAGGGTAGCTAATCTCAATGAATTAAGCTCTACATCTAATTTCTTTGGAGTCGTTGATGGATATATTGAATCCATGGAAATGTTCCATAATTATCAAAAATTTGCAAAGGATATGAATGTGCTGTTTGCGGACGCAGCGGTCAGAAACAACATTGAGAATAATGCCCCGGGGGCTTTCAAGGATCTTATAGACGCAACCAATAGGGCTATTGGGGCAGACAAGTCAGGCGTTGACAATTCGGAGCTATTCCTTCATAAAATGAATAGAGCTACAGCATTGTCGAGAATAGCCGTAAGACTATGGACAGCAGGAAAGCAGTCTATTTCTCATTTGGCATTTTTGGAGCATGCAAATAAAGGAACAATAAAAATAGGAGATAAAAGTATCTATCTCCCAATGACAGGAACTATTGCATTTGAGGGAAAGATGATTGCTAAAATGAATCCTGTATCTGCATTATCGAACCATAAGTTCTTTATGAAGAATTCAGAATTCTATAGAGAGAGATACAAGAAAGGAGATATTGGAGATGAAGAGATACAGAGGGGTTTTAGGGATGCTGCTAAAATAGGTGCTTCAAAATCTAAGTATGCAATTCGTGAAGCAAAGAGAGGGATCGCCAATGTAGGATTATTTGCCAATAGACTAATGGACTCTATGGCTATAACATCCGGAGGGAAGACGCTGTACAATCAGCAGATGAAACATTATCAAAAAGATTTAGGATGGTCCAAGGAGAAGGCCCATAAGCAGTCTATAATGGATTTTGATTTGGCATATAATTTGGCTCAGCAATCATCCGAGAAAGCATTTATCGGAGAGGTGCAGGGGAAAAAGAATTTAATGAAATCCGCATTTGCCACATTCAAAAACTCTCAATTCTCATATATGAGAAAAGTAGCAGAATCCCACTTAGACATAGTTCATGGATATAGAAGAGAGTATGATAAAGCATATAAAGCTCAGAAGCAAAAAGGGATCGGAGATAAAGCTGCAAAAACAAGAGCTGCCATATCAGGACTAAAGTATGCTAAATCAAAAGGAGGAGGCAAGGCCCTTAAAAAAATGGCTATATATGGATATGCTCTTCCGTTGGCATGGCAGTGGGTCGCGTCAGGGCTTCCAGGATCATTGACCGAATGGGATGATGAAGATACAATGGAAATGAAAAGAGCGTTAATAATGGGGCCTTTGGATGGCGCGTACATACTATCTGACATTGCTAAGTTTGGATACGACAAGATAGTAGCCAAGAAGTCATGGAACTACAATCCTATACAGTTAATCCAGAAGATTAACGAAACTAGCAAGGATGTATCTGAGGCATTAGAGGCTGAAGGCGTTATCAGTATGGATGTAATGACTGAGCTTGCTAGGCAAATAATGATATACGGAGGCGGCGTTGATATTGAAAATCTCGACCTTATGTACGACGGAGCAAAAGACTTGATAGAAAATGGCGAGTGGACAGAGGAGAATATACTAAAACTCATGAATGCCCCCAAGTCCGTAATCGAAGGAACTGAATCAGGAAGAGCTAGAAAAGCAACAGAAGCGTTTTTAAAGAGATAGTGGGAGTAATTTTTAGGTAGATAATTTTGAAACATTATAAATAAGCAATAATATTGTAAGTATAAATATCACAAAAACAAAGCACTATGCTATTTATAGAAGATATAGTCGGAACAGGTACATTCAGAATGTATGGAGACATTACGTCAGAAGACGGAGCTACAGCCCTTCCCAAGAATTATGAAGCATTATGTATCCCAAAAGCCGGAACCGACACTACCGGACGGATATCCATAAGGCATAAAGAACATTTAAACCAGCAGATAATTAATCAAGAGTTGCCATCTGAGCTAAATCTTGACGGAACAGTATATGCAACATGCGAAGAATTTGTTGTCGCATTCAACACAATGATTGCTACTGGATCTGGATTGACTCCGGCAGGAGGTGCAGGAGTAGCGTATAATAATGTTGATAATCAAACCTTAGATAATGTTGCCCCTGTTGTATTTGCAGCTGATACATACCATAGGATATTTGTTATGGTTGAGGGCGGAAGCGTTACTGTATCTGTGGCAGGAGGAAGCTCCGTAGCGTATATTCAAGGTCAATCATTCGAATGGCAGGCTGACGGCTTAATCGCCCAAGCTGTGACGATAGATTCGACTGGCGGGGGGAAATGTCATGTTGTAACTGAGAATTAAAAATCGTACTGTCATGAAAAACATTACTAAAACCGCACTATTCCTGTGTTTATTCCTGATACAATTAGTTGTGTCAGGTCAATACACAGCAAATGTTCACAGCAGCCAGGATATTTCCGGGGACACTACGTTGCCATACCTAACCACAGGCAGACTATATAGGATTGATGCCACAGCAGAGGGTAATGACACTATTATTATCCCTGACGCAACAAATACCCCTAGTGGGTTCTGGGCCGAGTTTAGTCAGGTAGGTGGAGACACTGTGGTTATAAGAAACGTATCTGACACCGAAGTATGGACGCTGACCGGAATAGGGCAATCAGTTCAATTGCAAGATATTGGAGTCACGTATGAAATCCTTACTAGTTATGGGTTCGGATTGAATGCGAACTCTATAGATACAGCAAAAAATGTATTTTATGATAATACCATAAGCGGGTTAGATTCGTCACACGTTCAGGGCGCAATAGACCAGAATGCAGTTATTAATGCAACCGCACTACAGAACGAGTATATATTAGGTGCACTTTTGAACAATGGGTTTTTTGAATCACATGAATTTGAGGTGGTGATTGATGGCGGTGTTGTTTATATGGAAGTGTGGAGTTCTGCAAATGGTTATGAACCCGGAGATACTTATAATAGGGGTAATCAGGTTATATATAACAATATGCGGTATTTCTCCAAAACAGACTTAAATTCAGGCAACCAGCCTGATATCTCACCTGATGACTGGGAACAAATATCACTGGCAGACTTCAATTTACATGGTTTTATAGAAGGGAGCAATCGCGTATTCAATTTAAACACAACAACGGGATCGGGTATAGATGGGCATGCGAGGATAGCACTTACAGCAGGGACGGATGCAGTGTCCGTAACAAACTGGGTGTATGCTGAAATGAATGGGACGCTTGATTTGGAACTTGCAGCTTCGACTACGAAACCATCAACTCCTGTTATATTGCTGGGATATGCAGAAATTGCAAGTGTGGCAACAACCAACTCGCAAGGTACTGTAAACATACAGAGGTATAACAACGGACTATACAGGGAAGATTTATTTAAAGGGCAGGAAGAAACAATAAGGAATAAAGCCCGACATCGCGTTACATATGAAGATGGATCTGGGGTCGATCCCCTGTTAACTGTAACGGTAAATGGAGGGGCTATTGATAATGCAGTCATTACGACTACCGACGGAATTACCCAACAATTCTGGGAGCAGGTATTCCCAGCGCAAAGCGGAACTCCGGTCTTTTATGTAATGAACCATCCGACCAATCCGGTTACCCAGCAATATACAGATCTGAATGAGCTGGACGTAGATGCCAACGGCGTTACCCTCCGGAATAACAACGACAGATATGGATTGAGGATCTGGGGAAATCAAACGTCAGGAACAAATACGGATGATGCATTATATGTAACGCTTCCGACTGGCAAATATAATACTGATGTCAATGCATTGAATGATTTTAGTGATTATGACGTTACTGCGATTGATGATAAATTTATACATACTTTTTTTAATATATGTCGGGTTGTTTTAAGATATCAAACAGGCAGTAGCGGAACATTGATAAATCTAGTCGGTGGAAGTGACGTGCAAGATAAGAGAGGGGAAATTATTGGGTCTACAGGTGGATCTGGTGGGGCTGTTAGTTCTCAAGTAAATTTCTCCGATGCTGAATGGAAATTACACAACGCTACTGACGTAACAAAAGAATTAGTTACTGATCTGTCGGGAATTTCTACTGCAACTACCCACACTTGGACAGTTGAGGATATAAGCGGTAGGGTTTTGATTGATGGGACTAATGAGGTTGCTACTTTTAATAATGACATAGCAGTAAACGGAGGCAACGCAGTAATAGCAACATCCGCAGAAAATGCAATATTGGAAATTCATGCTAATTCTACTACATTTAGCCCACAGACAGTTTATAAGATTCAAGGTGCATCTAAATTCACAGCGGGAGTTGACAATAGCGATGGGGATTCCTATAAAATTAGCGTAGGGGCTACTATTGGCACTGGGAATGCTTTGAAAATAGATGCTTCTCTGAATACTACCTTAACTGGCACCCTAGCCGTAGAAGGCACAACCGAATCCACATCAACAATAACAGGAGCTATTCAGACAGATGGAGGATTAGGGGTTGTTAAGAATGCTAATATTGGAGGAACCCTAACCGTAGATGAAGAGATCAACATCGACGGACCAGGGGATAGTTATGTGATGGGGCCTTTTGGGGTGGGCTCTAATGATGCGCCATTAGAAACGTTTCATGTTTTTGACGATGCCCCAAAAACAGCATCTAGCAATATAGCATTGTTTGGATCGTCAGAAGCTACTCAGCCCATGGTTCTCCAAATAAGATTGTTAGGTAGTGCTACAGCATCTGAAAGAGGAATTGCTATGGACGCTACAGAGAGAGGGGTTTCTAGTGATAGAGCCTTAATACTGCAAGAAGATGGTGGCGGCGTATTTGTAGGAACAACAGCAGCCGTAGGCTCAGAACTATTCGGAGTCGATGGAGATGTATATTTTAATGGAGATGTTGTAGTAACAGGAAATATAACAACATCAGGTGGCGAAGTTCAGTCAGTGGTCACAAAGACATCAGATTACACCCTAACAGGAACAGAACGCAACATCCTAGTGGACGCAACTGCTAATACGGTTACTATTTCACTAGATGCCAGTCCAGTACACGGACAAGTATATGACATATTTTGCACAAACTCCACGTTCACATGCACGGTTGCAAGGAACGGAAATACTATAAATGGAGCAGCAGCAGATCAGACTCTGTTGGCTGCGGGATCAATTGAGATTCAATGGGATGACTCTTATGGATGGTTCATTAAACAATAATAGTATGAAAAAATTAATTTTATTACTTGTAATTCTGATTTCAAGTTTTACATACGGACAAGAACAGGTTATTAAACATATAGAAGCAACAACGGCACAAAGGGATGCCCTCTCAGATCCTAGCGGGAAACATTGGCTCATTCATAATGTTACCACGGGTGAGTTTGAATACTGGGATGGGGATAGCTGGGAAGTTGTTTTGACTTCATATACTGAAACTGATCCAATATTTTCATTATGGGATAAAGACTTGGCGGATTTAACTGGAAGTCTCCTTCAATTTCCTTCTACTACAGGTCGAAAGATTAATTTGTATTCCGATGTATACTCTATAGGGGTTGAGTCTGGCCAGTTAAGAATCGCTAGTAATCAGGATATATCTTTTTATACTGGCGGGTATGATGATGGTGATGAAAGAGCATTATTGTCGGAAGTAGGAACTTTCAAAGTACCGTACAGAATACAAACTCCTATCTTATATTTCCCAGATGATATTTTAAAGATTCAACCTTATGCAAATGATGATGTTGAAGTATTTAGTGATACTGATGTTGGCAATGATGAAGCGGGTAAGATATTTAAAGTTTGGAGAAGAGCTGCAGAAGGCAATGATTATATACGATTTTATATTACTTCGAGTAAAACCGGAATGATTCATGCAAGTGCTGATTTGACACTACAAGGGCAGCAAACATTTACAATTAACTCTGTCACTAAGGATATAATCTTTAAACTAGGTGATAATGCTGGCTCTAAAAAGGTGTATATCAAAGACAGCGATGGTGTAGATGTTGCCTCTATTGATAGTGATGGTTCTCTAGTAGCCGATAAGATTTATCTCAACGACAGTGGAACCGATTACTTTGGATGGTCGTCTGGTGATAACTGTTTTATGGTCAATAGTGATTTTGACATCAGGGGCGTTCTTTATGTAGGAGATATTAGTGGTGCTGGCTTTACTGGTACTACGATAGATGCAACTGACTATATTGAGACACCAATTATAAGAAATACAGACGGCAATACTCTTACAGTTCAGGATAATTTAGATATAGTTGGAGACGTTACATTGAGTGGAACAGTCGATGATGTAGATATCGCCGTTTTAAATTCAAGCGTATCAAATGTAGATAATACTTCTGATGACAATAAACCAATAAGTTTAGCCACTCAATCAGCTTTAGATTCAAAAGCCCCATTAAACAATCCCCATTTCACTGGTAATGTAGGAATAGGAATAGATCTTGCTAATGACGAATTACATATTGTATCAGATTCACCAAGAATAATACTGGAAGAGTCAGATGCTGGAAGTAGTGAAAAAGTTTGGATGATTGAAGTATCTAATGAAGAGTTTGTGCTTAAAACTGCAAGTGATTTATATACAGCAACTCAGTCAATTATCAAAGCAAGTAATAGAGGGGGAACAAGTATTGGATTAGTTTCTGTTCCTAACTCAGATTTTGCTATTGGAACGAGTACCCCAGAAACAAGTGCAGCTCTTGAAATAAAATCAACATCAGGGGCATTATTACTTCCTAGAATGGCAACAAGCCAAAGAGATAATTTAACAGCAGTAAATGGAATGGTAATATACAACACAACAATTAATGCATTTAACTTTTATGAAAATGGCTCATGGGTTGTAAAATAGACTATGAAAAACACAATTATAATAGCAATGATGTTCTTCGTGCTAAGCACGGAGGCTCAACAGAAAAGAGAATACTTTAACGATATTGACACGGTGGTAACGATAAGTGGAAATGTTTATATGCATTATTGGGAGCATACTAAAAAAGTATATAAACAAAAAAGAACAACAACTCTTGAACAAGTGTCTATCAAGATTGCAGGGCTAGTCCAAGATTCAATGAATTGTAAGGACGCTATAACGCCACTAAAGACTCAGTATTTGACTATCAAAAATAATGCAGAGTTAGACTCAGCATCCAGGGATAACCGATTAAATAGGCTAAGACAGCGATATGATTTAATTCAGGACGAACTTGACGACATTGAACTGCGTAAAATACAGGAGCAGAAATTGTTCGATGGTTTTTAGTTTTAATATAAATTATATTAACTTGTGATATTGTTTAACTTTTAAATTATTAATTATGCCACATCCAGAAAAGCCTACAGATCCCAAAACAAGATCTGTAGAAGTTCCAGAAGAACAAAAGAAAGAAAAGAAAGAAAAGAAAGAAGAAGATAAAGAAGATGTTTAAATTTATAGGTAAATCATATCTATTATTTGCATTTTTCTTATTCGACGCAAAAGCTCCATCTGGTAGTACTGGGTGGAGTGTATTTTATTTTACTTCGATATTCTTGGCTATTGCGCTGATTGACTTTGACGATGTGTTAATAGGCAGTAAATTGTCAAAAATGTTTTATTCGCTTGCTTCATTAATATTGATAGGAAGGGCCTGGTATGAATTTAGTTTAAGAAATCTTAAATATGAGGACTATATGCTGAGTGCGAATAGTGAAATATCTAAATATGTTTTCGGGGGCGTTACATTATTTATGTTTATGGGGTTGTGCTTAAAATATTATAAAAATGGACAATCTTAAGGAAAACTGGAAAATATATTTATTAATGACATTTATATCTGCAATGTTTGCTTTTGCAGGAGCGATTACGGCTAGTGGGTACATAAATAAAGAGGCTAAAATAGAAAATGCGGCATCAACTATATATGTTGACACAAAACATAATATAGCAATAAAGCACACGGATGACGAAATAAGAAAGCACGCCGAAAATGAGAATGACAAAATAGAGAGATTAGAAAAATATTTTGACAACAAATTTGAAGCATTCAGCAAAACCCAAGATAATAGATTCGATGACTTGAAGGATTATATAAAATTAATAAAGGAATAAAGACCGGGGAGATGAGGATAAATCTTGATAAATTAAGAGACGATATTGACAATGAAAATTAATGACATCGTAGTAGAAGTGGCTCGAAGTCTTACCAATTTAATGGAGAAGCCGGGAAACTCAGGATTCTATGGATTCCCGCAGCCGTACCTCAACTTGGTTAAATCCCATGGGCTGTCAATTGCTTCATCAGAAGAGGTGTTTAAAACGATAGGATGGAAAAAAGGGCAAGCATGGTGTGACTACTTGGCTGAGCTCGTTTGGAAGACATCATATTCTATATACGATTCGTCAATGGTTTCAGTAATAGATAGGCTATTTACTGGTTCTGCAATGGGGACTTTGGCGAAGTTCAAAAGGGAAGGATGGGAGTTTTCAAACACCCCACAAAAAGGAGCTCTTTGTTTTTGGAAGAAAAAAGGGCACGCTTGGCATGGGCATATAGGGATTGCTACAGAGGTGACAACACCTGATTACGATGAATTTAAAGCAGTTGAAGGCAATACCTCATTAGCGGGAGAGAGAGAAGGGAAGATAACATTGGAAAAAAACAATACTATATATGGGCGTGACTCGCTCGAATTTAAAGGATTTATTTTACTTAAAGATATTTAGTTATGGAATTTTTACCTTATGTATTATTGGTATTAGGGGCCGTCATAATGACCTTAATAAAACTACAGTCGGCATGGTTCAGGATAGACTATAAGTCGTCCATATTCTTTAAAAAGAACCTATTAGCAGGAATAATCAATATTCTTATAGGAATGGGGTTTATTTGGGCAGGCGTCAAAATAAGCTGGGTAATCTACGGCGTAGATGTAAATCTGCTGTTCTGGATGTTTATGGGAGCCGCCGGACTATGGCTATGGAGAAAGGGCATGAAAAGATTCAAAAACGAAACAAATAATATTATAGAAAATGAAGCTAAGTCCTAAAACAATATTAATATTGCTAATTGTAGCCCTTGGTATTGGCGGCGGAATAATGTCTAAGATGTGGAACACTGAACGTAAGTCCAGAATCCGGATGACAGACAACTATAAGCATTCAAGTGACAGTGTTCGGATAGCACTGCTCACGACCAAAGAATTGAGGAGACTCAAAAAAGAGTCAGACGACAAACATCTGTCCATTGTTGACAGCATCCAAAAGAAGTATAATATCAAGGATCAACAACTTAATGCCGCAGAACACTTAATCATAAAGTACAAATCTGCTCAAAATTACGTCTTAAAGCCAAGGATGGACACTTTGTATCTCCCGGGAAAAGTAGTTGAAAAAACAGCGCCTAAACCGGATAGTAGCATGGTCGTGGTAGGTGGATACACCTTCAATGATGGCTGCATGTTTTTTGATGCCAAAATAACTTTTGATGGCGGTATGGAAATGGAGGTTACAAACCCGGGTTTTAAAGCAGAGGCAGTCATAATAGACTTTACCAAAAGAAGGAGAATATTGTGGGGCGTTGGCCCGAGACTGGGAAGAAAGGAAGGTAAAATTATTGCCGAAACAAACGGATGTGGAGAAATAACCGTGACCAAGTATAAAAAAGTAAGGAGGTAGATATGTCTATATTAAAGCATGAGACAATTGAACTTGATAAGTACAACTTCAGAGTTGTGGACACCACGACGCAACAAGAATATGCAGATGCAGGCATAGATTTATCTGGTGGAAGCGTGACGGCTGCAACATTGACGCTGATAAATACTTATGATGGTAGTGAATATCAAATTGACATCCTCGCAGATTGGGAATTTCTTTTGGATGATGGCATTACTGTAAATATTGCAGACTTGCCTCCTGATGGGGAAGTGAGTGGGTTGGATTTCTTCGGAGACTACGTTTATCGCACCAAGATAGAATATACTTATCTTGGGACTCCGGAAGAGGACGAGTTCACCGCTGGATTCAGAGCAGTGATAACCAACACGGTGCAACAACAGTTATTAGCCGTTGACTGGAAAAAGGAATTATCATGTACGTGTAATTGCAATTCTGTGTCTGCAAGAAAGTTAAGCTTAAAAACAGAACTCGCATTTGCCGCGGACCAATTTCTTGAAGAGGAATACATATCAATACTTGCGGCATTGTACGTATTGACAGGAACGGTTAACGAATTAACTGAACAGCCATTGCCATGAGTATAATAGATGAATTACAAGTCGGATTGGTCGAATGTACTATACTTGAGCTAAATATACTCAAAAAGGCAAATAAAAACTGTGCCGACAAGATACTGTCTGTAAGATATATGGCAGAGATGTTCCTTAATGAAGTTATTGAGTTGGGTGTCGATTTAGAAACTAATGGAGGCTTGATAGATCATTTATTAAATCAGGTACATGAGGCTATTATTTATATAAAAAATATTAAATCAATATAGCTATGGCAGATAAAAGCGATCCTTTTGGAACCGAACAATCCAATAAAATAATTATTGAGATAAAGAGTTGTTGTGTTACGACCAACGGTAATCTGTCAGACATAAAAACTGCCACAGAATCTATTGATGGTAACACCACGAGCATTGACGCTAAGTTGACCAGTACGCTGTCTAAAATGGATGCCATACAGGCTACTCTTGATCAGATAGAAACAAATACCGGGGGCACAGACCCAATGCAGAAGCCTGTATATGATCCAACGTTGGTAGAAGGAGATGCCTTTGCCATGGACAATATGGCAGAAGGGGCAAACACTAAGATACTGACCGATGCAGAAAGAACAACGGTAGGCAACCAGAGCGGCACAAATACAGGAGACCAAGACTTGTCAGTGCTTATGCTAAAGTCAGTTTACGATCCTACTCTTGTTGCGGGGGACGCTTTCGCCATGGATAACATGGTAGAGGGCGCAACTACTAAAATATTTCTTGATACAGAAAGAACAAAACTTGCAAACCAGCCAGCGACGCCAGTAACATCAGTTTTTAGCAGGGATGGCGTAGTGACTGCAGAGGTAGGAGACTACACAAAAGAGCAAATAACAGGACTAAAAACGGCGGACACCCCTCAATTTACAAACGTGGATGTCTCAGGGGAATTTAGAGTAGACGGGAGCCAACAGCCTCGCATATTTGTTGTTAGATTTACAGAAGCAGGAGTTGCGACGACAAAAGGAGGATTCTCTGGATTTTCTTTTGGACACCCAGACACAGGGAAATACACATTATCATTTACGGCACCTACAACTATATTTGGAATTGGCAGCACCATTGTCAGGGATGATGGTATTACCCTTATGGGGTGGGCTGCGGTGGAGAGAATATCTCCTACATCTTACGAGATCCAAACATATAGCAATGTAGGGGCTTTGACTGATTACGAATCTGAGACAATATTTTTCGATTACCCTTAAACTATAAAAACCCTTAACCCGATGTAGGATGGGACAAATAATAGATGCAATAGAACAGTGCTGTGCCAGCCAGCAGGCAAACCTTGAGGCGATAAAGGCGTCATTCGAAAACATATCTACCTCAACCGCCTCATCCGTGATAAAAATGGGTGATTTAGACGATAAAGTCACAACTGCAAAAGAATCTTTTGAACAAATAAGAGACAACTTGTCATGAGCAGCAGCCAACAAGAATTAATAGTAGCTTGGAAAAAATGTTGTAAAACATTAAATGGTTTATATGTAGATATCAACACAGAACTGGGCAAGATTGATTCGGATTATGTCCAGATAGAATCAGATTTAGATTCAATAAACACAACACTGGACGAGATACAAGTGTTGGTGGATGAAATAAAGTCATTGACTGAATCCATCGCAGAATTTGAATCGTCACTTAGAGACCCTATAGAATGTGGTGTATATATGATATTATTCACTGACTTGACAGAAGGTAACAATGGAGGAAATGCATTCTATATTCTTAATTCCGGAGGTAAAGATTTAGCAGTATCTTCTCTTGTAATATCCGGAGCCGATGCATCCAAGTTCAATTTAACTCCTCCGACCCCTGCAACTCCATTTACGATACTTCCAGGAGGAGAACAGAGAATACAATTTTCTACAAACAGTAACATGGGGGATGCTTTCTCTTTATGGCTTGCCGATATAACTGTAAATTCTGATAGTTCTGAAAATCCGGCATGTAATTTTACGTTGATTCAGACTGTCTCTTTTGCATTAGAATTAAAAACAGAAATTGACGGCGTATTAGATTGCGGAGATCCTTATGTCATCCCATCAACGGCAGATCCTGCCCCAGGGACGAGGGATTTTAAAATAGAAAACATAGGATTTGTGCCACTTGATGTAAATTCACTGATCCTGACAGGTCCTGACGCTGCTAAATTTAGTATCGTTTCCCCTGGCACACCTTTTACTATAGCGGGGCAATCGAATGAAGTCATAACTATAGATACAGACACTACAGGTGCCACAGGAACGACATTGACAGCTACGTTAACGATAAATTCTACGAGCGGAAATACTCCGTGTACTCTAAGTTTATCTCAAGATGTTACATAAAATATAGCATATGAATAGGCACATAGTTACTGGATTCGTTGGCAGGCACATATCTATAATAGATATAAAGAAGAGAGGGAAAATAAAGGCTAATACTATCGCTAAGTTTCAGATAGCAACCACGGACGGTAGGAGTAAGGCTACGGAATGGGTTGAGATTGCGGTATGGGGAAGTAGGGCAAAGAACCTTATAGAAAAATATATAACACCCGGTACACATCTACTGATAGAAGGTGCAGTAAAAAGAAGATATTTCATAAAAAAGGATGGTTCTAAGACATGGTTTGTTGCCACTCATGTAGAGTCGTGGCACAGAGTAGAAATCCTTGAAGGACGAAAGGTGAGGGTAATGAGTGAGGAAGACGAGGATGAAATAAGAGATCAGTCAATGTCTGAAATTACAGAAGAAAATGATAGTGAAAATGATTTACCACTCTAATAAATAGTACAATAAATATATTCCCACTAGTCCATCCCTGGGCTACACACATGCACTAAAAAAAGGGACCCATTTATCTGAGTCCCTTTTATGAATAAAATTCGTATTATTAAAGATTATACCACAGTGACGGCCATAGTATAACCTATTGTCCCATATAGAGTCAAGAGATCCGGGCTTGATTTCGTAAAGGTTTCTTTACTTATATCAAAGGTTTCGTCTGGCATTGCGCTGTAGCCATTCAATTTGTCATTTTCAACTGACCTTGTATTGGACTCGCTGCAACTACGTTTAGTGATTTCATTTCTACCTATAAATGCATCTATCCTTAACACCATGCCGTAACCATCGTTATACGACTTCAAGGATATGATTTCGAGAACCGGGATTGCTTCTACAATAAAAATATCAGCTACTATAGTTTCTTCAACTACGATTACTGACGGTGGCGCATGAACCTGATTGTAAATGCGCTCGGTGTCCGGACAAAAGAATGCTACAGCTTGGGAGCTATAAAGCATCGAAGAGATTATGGACACCAAAAGAATAAAAAGTAAATTTCTCATCTTTTTGCTGCGTTTTAGTTAAACATTAATTGAACTGCAAGATATTGATATATTGTGTCTTTTCCTAAATGTATGACTATTTAGAAGCATTATAAAATACTTCCCTCCGATACTCAATTGTCTTTTTCCTGCTCTCTGAGGCCTCCTCCTTGCCGTATCCTGCCTGCGGATTGCGGTTCTTTGTCCTCTCTGGATGCAGTACATTGCCAATTGTAGCCCTCGATACATTGAACAGTTTGCTCAATGAATTCATAGACTCACCATTGATATGTCTTTGCTGAATCTCTTCACGGGCCTGTTCGGTCAATTTTCTTCGCCGGTCCTTATCTGCCGGTAGTTTTTTGTACGTCATATATCAAAACTTGTAATTTGCGTTTAAATAGCTTATCGCCGTCAAAGTATATATTACCACATAGATGATGAAGATAATCAAAATGCGGCGATGTTTTGCGGCTTCTTTGGGGTTTTTAGGTCTATTTGGCATATCATTACTTGGTTTCTAATTCTTTAATCCTAGCCTCAATATCTACACAGCAACTCAAACAGCATTCATCACATGTGATATCCTCACACTCTATTTCTGGGATAACATCATCATCGCAGATCGCATAGTTTGTCTTATTGTGATATCCAATGCCGTCATACTCCTCTAATGGGATGGCCTTTAATTGTGCTAGTTTTAAATCTTGTGGTCTCATAGTGCAAACTTTAAATAGTTATTTAGTCATCATTCCTAAAACCTTATACTCTATCCCTGCACGTACAATTACGTCATCATACAGCGAGATATCCATTAGATTAGTCCTTCGTCTTTTATCGGTACGGACATTTCTAAGCTCGAACACATCCATGAAGCTGTCCCAAGTTTCTGTTGTGACCGCCTTGTGGTCTATGAGTGTCCTCGTATTCTCTATATTGGACATGGGTGTTATTGTTATTGTGCTTTTCATTAGGCTTTAGCCATTTGCTTCAATTTCATAAATGCTACATTCATTTTTAAATATCCTCCTTCGCACTCGTAATCACTCATTTCAAGTTGGTCAACTATTTTTTGAAGAGTGTCGTATTTATCCATTTCAATCTCTTCTCGTGTCTTAGGCTTAACAATTGGCTTTGGTTCTGCCAAGAAGAAGAGTTTTCCCCTACTGCTACCCTCAACTGTCATTTGTTTGAATCCGTATTTGTCAGATAAGCCTTTCCAATATCCGTTAATACGTTCCTGCAAGTCCATTCCAGTGGTTACGTTACCAATTTTCATTACTGGCATTCGACTTTTGTTGATGGCGATAATATCGTCCATTTCCTCCTGTGTCATTTCAAATTCCTGCTTCATATTTCTAAGATTTATTAAGTGTCTTTAATTCCATTTGTCGTGATATATTTTATACACTCTCGTATTCGATGGAGGTATAACAAACCACCCAGACGCAACAGCCCTGTCTATCAAGCTTATAAATTCGTTTCTTTTCTCTTGATAATATTTGTCAGGCTTTTTCTTGAACTCTACGGCAACCTGTCTTTCAGATAATTGGCGACAAAGCTTTTTGAATTTGGGGGCAAACTCCTCTTTTGTCATAGTATTACTTGGTCCTCTTCCAGAATACTTTTCGCCATCCTTTATTAGGAAGCCATCAGGATCTACGTAGATACTCCCACTCTCGCAGAGTTCGCCGTTTACCCTTATCGTCCTTGCCCCACTAATATGAGCTCCATGTGCAACCAAATAGGCACTAATAGCTATTGCAACTTCGTCGCCAGTTAAATCTATTTGTACGCCTGGTCCGTATTTTGTCTTTCCTTTTCCGAATTGAATCTCCATGCCTAATACTATTTATCCTCGATTTTAGTTATGATTTCACACCACTCGGCGACCCATTCGATAGGATTTCCTTTTTCTGAAGTTATGACAACTCGGTTGTTGTCTCCTGCACATAATTCTAAAACCTCCCTGGTGCCCCATGTTCGACCACCCGGATCTTTAACCCTAACTGTATCCCCGACCCTTAAACCGTAGTATCTGCGTCGCTCTTTGTTGTCGAAAGTTGGATTGCTTATTGTTCCCATAGCGTTTGTTTTATATTTAACTTTTAGTCTCTCGTATTCAATCAAATCAATCTCGTCATTAATCTCGTCAATCCCCTTAACTAATTCCAGCTGCTCTTCATCCCACCACGCAGACGAATTCTTTTCCCATAGATGTTCTAAAGAATACGACTTAACATCATCGCCACTATATTTTTGGCTGTACGAGTACTGTATCCTAGCTGTCTTGCCCTCTCTCCCTATCCTACACGGATGGCCCTGTATGTCGATTATCCTAACTATCTCATTGATGTGAAATTTCTGTCCGATAGGCGTCTCTTTTATTGGGGGTAGCTGGTATCTAAGCTCAGCTATCATTTTATAAGCTTTTCTATCCATTGGTTAGTTATATATTATTGTTCACTATCTAAGTATGCAGTTAGCCTTTTTGTGAATTTGTTGTTCATGATTTCTTTTCCGTTAAAGCATTAACACTGCCACCCATTAGCATCGACTTCTTGGACTCATAGCAATTCGAACACCACTCCCCAAGGAGGCAGTCGCAAGACGGCTTCGCCATTTGATCTTTCCGGAAATTAACTAAACAATTATGCTTGTTTCCCTCCTTTATTTCGTTGCAAAAATCGAGTTTAGTTTTATCTGCTTTATGTAATGTATGATAACTTCCTTCTATTTCCTCTCCGCAATAGTCGCAGTATGTAACTGTCATGATTCGCTGTTCCTTCTTTTTCATCTGTTTAGTATTAGGATTAGTGTGCTTTTTATCGAGATTATTCCTGCCAATATTTACTTTACTTTGAATATGCCAAATACAAGTACGCACTCAAAGTCTTCTCCAAAATCTTCGTCATCCAGATATTCCCATTGAGGATTTAACTCTCCAATATATTCGCCCCACTTATGCCATCTCCATCCGCCACCGTTGCCCTTGTTTTCCTTATCCTGCCACACTGGCGTTACGCATATAGCGTATCTCTCGGTCTCATCCTCGACCTCTTCTTTGTAGTACCTTTTTATCTGGTCTATATTATCAGCAACTCCAAAAGTGCCCTTGCTGGAATCAGGGAAAATCTTATACCTATCATCCCAATTAAGCTTTTTCGTTTCCTCAAATTCATTCTCAGAAAAGTTATAAGCAAAAGCACATTGGTAAATGCCAGTCTCTTGTAACCATTTAGGGTCAGACTGTGACACATATTCAAATTCATTCTCTTTTGCTATTCTCTTACACCTTTCTATTTCTTCTGTTATTGGTGTTAAATTAACTAGCATAATGCATATATTTAATTATCCGTTAATATAAGGATCTAATACATCAATGAAATCGTTAGCCTTTGCCATATAGCCGCCATTGCTCTCGTTCTTGGCTATAAGCACATCTATGTATGGCTTATTTACAATCTGCTTTTCGATAATGATATTCACAATCAATTCTATTGCCTCCCGGTCAAGCAGCGTTCCCGCTGTGTTGTCAGAGGTGAGATCTATTATCTCATCTGTAAAAAATTCCAACATACTCTTTTGATTTAGGTAGTGTGTGCTATATTTTAATAATCAGCTTAGCTTCTTCTATTCCTATTTGTATCATCTTGCGGGGGTGTTAAAAGGGACCAGTAAGTGCCATTCCTATATCGCACACATCATATGCTTTAGCGTCTGAATGAGTTTTATAATATAAAAAATACAATCCATACTTCTTATCGGAGCCCGCACTGTCTAAAAAACAATAATACACATCGTCAGATCCTTTTATATAAAATCCCTGTCCGCAAGAAGTAAATCCATTACAGTCAGCACCGTACTTTTTTCTAATCAAAGACCTAGCTTCATCTGTGGTCTTGACGTGTATCTGCTTGGTGAATCCAGTGCACTGGTAGGCTATCATCAAAAATACGCCTAGCCCAAAGGCTCCTAATAAATATTCCATAAGTTTAAACTGTGTATATGTAAGTACTTTTAATTATCTGGTAATCATTTTTCAGTACAGAACGCGCCCTTTTCACATAAAAATATCATCAATACATTGGGGGTGTAAGCTATAAATTTTATCTATAATCTTGTCGATATCATTGAATACATCCTCGTTTCTAAACCTAATGACAGCACATTCCTTTTTGTGATATAAGAAAAATGATCGATTCTTATCATATGCTTTAGTGTGTCGATTATGAGTCTTGCCGTCTAGCTCAATTATGTATTTCCTTCCTAGTTTATTTTCAAAGTAGAAATCGACAATATAACAACAATTATGTGAGTAGAATGGTTTCTGAAAAGTGTAGATTATTCCATCTTCATCCAAGATGCTCTTAACCATTCTTTCAGCTCTTGTGATTCGTCTTTTTAATTGTCCTGAGTATTTACGTGCCTTAGTTCTATTTGCTTTTCGTTGTTTCAGCTCTTTTGATACTTGATGTTTGCCTTTCTTTTTCATTGTATGCGTGTTATCCGGTAAACATGAAGAGGTTTGAAGGGAAGGTAAAAAAGATAAGTACCCCTCCCCCTCCCAGAAAGAAGAGTAGTTATCTGTACCATATCATCCGTATAAACAATCGAGGAATCGGTTGAGGCTCGTAGCAGAAAATAAGTACCCAGAAATCATACTACAATTTAAACAGCAAAACGCGCGCAATAAGCGCTGCCTTTTTTCGGTGTGAAACTATATTTTGAGTAGTTTGTTCTATCTACCTTTCGTGTGTAGCCTTACGTATCGTAGAAAGAAAAAGAAAAATCCGACCCCTTAGAATTAGCATACGTCAAGCCAAAGGTCGGATTTATTATAGAATGTAAATTATTCTCGATTTTCATGACGTATTCTCTTTGAGGCGTATTCTAATCCACCTGTGATTAACACCTCAAAAGTACCACAAAAATCAGAAAAACAAAATTACACCTATGAATTTCTATGTTATCATCTCAAAAACATGTCCCACATAAGCTCCATTCCTTAACTGAAACGTGCCCAAAAAGACGCACTCTGTGATAACATCTATCGGTTCTCCGGTATTTAAGATAAATATTCTGCGCGCCTGCGTCTCCTCCTCGTCAACAGGCACGAGCGCCCATATTTGAGGTTCGTCATTCTGTGCTTGAACGCTAAGTATCACTGAGCCCTTAGGCATAGTGATTTCTTGTGTGGTACGCATTAGCGGATATTTATAGACAGCTCTTTTCATTTGTAAATAATATTAGTAAACAATTTAATCCTCTTTACAGCTCAATGTAAACACAGCCCCAAGAAGAGCCTCCATGAGCATAGACTCAGAACCACTCTTTTCAAGGTTGCCCCCTATTTCTCGTACCGAACCATCGATCTCAACCCGATAAGTGGCGCCTCTCCAATCAAACTTGACAGAACCATCGCCTCTATCGAGTTGCCAGTTACATATCTGTCCAGAGTAGGGGACCGCCCTATTTACAATCTCTACTATTTGCCCTTTATTTTTAAACATCTGTATTATATATTAGTAAATAATTAAATCTTATCTCCACTAGGAAGAGTCGCCTCTTCGCCTTTAGCGTATTTATGAGCTTCTACCGGATTACCAAACTCTTCTTGAAACAGCTCGAAAGAAGAGAAACTATATGCAATAAATATGTTCTTGTCATAATCAAACCAGTATCCTCCCATGCTTGGGGTGACTGGTTTTATTCTACCGGACACATAATTGGCAAAGGCTTCTTTTGCCAGGGCCCCGGTCAGTATGTGTCCTTTTTTCTCAGCCACTTCCCTGAACTGGGACGGAATAATAGTGCCCTTTATGACGCTCCATGATTCAAGCCACTCGACTATTCCATTTATTTGTTTGCTGTTTAGATTGTTCATATTAAATTTTATTATGCAGCCCCAGAGCGAAGCATGCAATTATAATTATCAATATTACTGCCAAGACCTTACCCAGCAAGAGATTAAATCGACTCACTCGATAGGCCTTTATATTCGACATAAAATCCTCTAGTGCTACAGCCTTAAATTCAAAGTACTGCTTAGCGTATAGCGGACTTATTGCCTTCATTTGAAACATACGGGCTTTCTCCTTAGCCATTTCAGGCATAGCGGTAAATTCGCTCCTTGTTTGCCATTCACTATCAAAGATGAAATACTTCCATTCACCTTCAATCGAAGTCCTGTGGTTCTTTAAGATGTATAACATATGTCCGATTATTTATTTAAACAACACTTTTTATATTTCTTCTTAGAGCCACAAGGACACGGCTTGTTCCGCTCTATCTTTACGCTCGTCCTTATAGTATCGTAGTGTCCGTGGGTTAGTTGCTTCGACCTGCCATACATATCCTTAAAATCATCCATTGTGGGACGGATAAATATAGGATTGCCAGAAGCATCTGGAACATTATCGTGGTCGGGAGTTTTCGCCTTTTCAATCCCTGCCTCTCTGAGCTTATGATACAATTGATTGTCAAGTTTTTCACACTCATCTATAAATTTCTCCTTCTCAGTAAATCCAGAAAAATGGGCTGACGGATAATTTGGGAATTGAGCGTAGGTATATTCTCCCTGTTCAATACCCCATCTTACATGCTGCAGATCCCAATGCTCTGTAAATTGAGAGCAATGGCCATTGATTCGGCTAGTACACCTAACCCACAATACGTTATGCTCTTCATTAATTGCAAGCACCTCCACTCTTCCGGTGAAGTGTTTTCCTGTGAATGTTATTCCTGGCAGTAATTCCATAATTTTAATTTCCTCCAAATAGGTTCAGTAATATGCCAACTAAAAACAATCCTATTGCCAATACTACAGAACCGAGTATTATCTCTACTTTATCTTTGTCTAATTTCATGGGTGTGTCTATTTGCTAGTTAGCAGTCATATTATTGCTCTAATGGTTTGTAATATTCTTTGCAGTGGTCGCATTGGTTTTTACATTTTCTATTGCCTTCAATATCTGATTGGCAATAAAACGACCTGCTAACACCAAATAAACGCAATTTTTGTTCTCGCATCCATCGTTTTAGCATTTCAAATTGGTACTGTATTTCTTCTATTAAATTCTTCATAAAACTGCGTTTATTAATTACGTTATGTATTATTGCCAAAACACAACCACTGAAACAGAATCTTTTTCCCATCTTTCAGGCTTGTAGCAACCCTCTTCTAGCACATGTAGTGCACCTTTTTTGTACCCGTTTTCAAAAATAACCATAATATCATTACGTGGTAATTCAAACGGTTTTGGTTTAGTTTCTTCGGTCTTGCATCCGGCACACAGGATAACGCATAGCAATATGCATAGTAAATTGCGTTGTAATAATTTTAATGTTTTCATTTTAAATCAATTTTATGTAAAAATGTTAAGATATATAATTTTCAAACTGGCTCCTCTTCCACCTCACACAGCCCCTCCTCTTCCGCATGAAACCCAATAGCGTACCATATCTGCTGCATGGTCGCATCATTAGCCAATGCCTCGCTGAGAATACTCATGGCCTGTTTGCCTGTGCATTTAAACTTTGACTTGACATCATCAATATGCCAGAGGTTATCGGTATGGAAACCGACATCTGAGAGGGTTTTCTTTGCTTTCTCTATTTTCGCTAACCTATCGTGCTCATTACGCCCTAAGGTTAGCTTGTTGTGTATCTCTATGGCACCTACGGAGTAATATTCCGCCATGGCCTCTACTGTCACAAAATTATTGACCCAATCCAACCAGACTTCATGGTCTGTCATTTTATCAATTGCTTTCATATGTTCCTCCTTGTTCACTATCAACTAATTAACTATTATCATTCTCAGCCATCCTTTTCATAGCTGTGAGTACAATTACATTCCTCGACACTACTTGGTCAGGCTTAAGCATATCCTTGCATGTTATCTGTCCTTTCTCTAAGGAGTCATGGTCAAGTAGCAGGATATCCATGTCTTCGGTCGCCGATGTTGCTATTAAACATCCGGCTTTAATCTCTATTAGTATTATTGGCCTACTCATTTTTAATACCTTTTAATTTAATCATGGATTCAATCAGATTTATGCGGGATAATGTGGATGTGATGTTAGTAAATCTTGCAGTCTTGTCGGAGTCCGTTTCTTCCACATCCACTCCATAAATGTCCTTCCCAATAACAGAGGTAACGAAGATGTCAAATACATCACCGTAGGTAGTATATACCTCTATTCGAGGAAGGGAGTCGAGTTCGTTCTTTTCTTCCAGTGCCTCTATCATCTCCTCATCGGTAAGTATTGTATGCACTTCAAATAGAGGCGATAGGAAATTATGGGAGTCGTATCTGTCGGTCAAATCATTGAACCTGTTAGATATCTTTTTCTCTAAGTCTTCTAATTCTTTTCTGTAGTTCATATGCCTATTATTTATCAATTACAACTATACAGGAGCCAACCATTGTACTTTTAAATGCTCCCTTGAATGAGCCCTCGGGATTTGTTTCATACTCGGCGCCAATCTCGTCAATCCACGCTTGAAACTCCTTATGTTTTTTGGAAGAGTTGTGAAATGTGCCAGACCCCATGATAGATACAATCCTGCCGCCATCGTTTAATAACGAGTACGCATGACGAACGTGGTCAATATCCTGTGAGTTTTCAAATGGGGGGTTCATAATAAACCTATCAAATTTCTCATCGCACTCAAGAAAGTCGGCGCACGTATTATCGAATCCTTTGAGTGTTAGGATTTCCGAGAGAGCGGGTCTTATCTCAAATGTTTTCAGTGTGTTGTCTGGATATTCTTCCTTGACAATCGCAGCTAAATGCCCAAGCCCTGCAGATGGATCAGATATAGTTTGCCCGTTTGTTATTCCCAATCTGCTCAGCATTTCACGCCCCATATCGAGAGGGGTAGGGAAGAATCCTTTGATTTTCTGAAACTTAAAATTATCCTCCAACTGCTTAATCCTGTCCTCGTTTTTTCTCTTCTCTTTTTCCGCTGAGCTTGTATTATCCAATGCGCTCAATAATTCCAGTATCTTATCCGCTTGCGCCTCAGTCTCAATACCCACATCATTTAATCCAGCAGTGATATTGCCATTCCTTTTGTAATTCGGAACGGTGTCTCTAAAGGCGTCGTAGTATCCACCGGTATTAGCATGGCCCGGGACAAACATCATTAGTTGTCTTTTATTTTTAATTGGCTGCAATACTTTTAACTCTTCGGCTAAAGTCCCATCCTCGTATCCTAATGCAATACCATGAGCAAGAATAGATACATCACTCAATATATCAGCATCAATTTTCTTGGAATTATATTCCCTGTTCCGCTTAGGTGTATTGGTCTGCGCATTCTTCAACCTGTCATACAGCTTGTCGCTCTCGTTTCTGTATGAATCAGAAAGCTTCTGCCACTTAGCAGCCATTACCTCATTTTTTACATCGGACTTCTTTGTTGTCGTCTTCGATGTTACTGTTGATGTCTCAATAGTGTTATCGACCGGCTCTTTTGTCTCGCTACTACATTTAGCTACAAACTCCCTGCATGCCTCATCTGATTTAAACTGAAAACCTGGCACTGCTCCGTCTCTACTGTACGAAGAGTAGTACCCTCCCAGCATCTTAGCGCAGTCCAGCAAGTCCCTGAACTCATCTTTGCCGACACGGGTAGATGATTTAGCTACCCAGACGTCGTGCCCCTTCTTAGTGTGCACTGTTTTTTCCATTTCAAAATCTAATCCTTCCACGGTAGATGCGGATAACTCTTTCTTTTCAGGCTCAGTATAGTAGTTAGTCTCTGAAAATACACGGTAGGTTAAATGTGATCCGTACTGGTTCCATTCAGGAATAAGAGACTCAATATCCTTGCCCTCGCATCCGGTCAACGTCTCCTGTAGATGTTTCCATATCGCATCCCTCGTCTCTGCTGACATGGTGCGACCAACTTGTACGTATTTGCTTTGAGGTATGTCGTCTCTGCTGTTGGAATACTCATACATATCTGTCATTCCGTCGAAATGTCCCTGCTGATACTTACCTGTGATGATTACTACATCTTTTGTTAACGGTCCATCAACATAGGATATGTGGACGCTGTCTCCCATTGAAAAATTGGACGACTTAACCGAGAATTTAACTCCCGGAAATTCCTCTTTTAACTCAGTTCTTATTGCCTTGGCTGCCTTGGCTGCTTCTGTCAATTCTCTTTTCATAATAATAGGTTTTCTTATGATTGTTTGTAAATGGATTACACTATAGTAAAATATCTGTTTCTACTTCTTCGTATTGAAATTCTCCTTCTCCTTTGTAGCCTTGGGTTTGCTTGATATTGATTAGGTTGGCTGCATCTTCGTCAGACAAATCTTCTCCTTCTTTTTGTGCCTGCTCTAAAATAATCCCTAGTGCGGTAAATGCCTCCATGGCTACGCCTATTAAAGCTCTCGATGCATAACTATGATGCACGTCTGTTTTGTATATTAAATGTACCATCGTTTCTAATTGTTAATGATTTGTATTAAAGTAAATCCCCGGACAAACCAATGCCCAGGGATTCTCCCAACCGTCCCAAAAGATTTAAACAAGTTATTCACATTTGCATTTGCTCTATCCAAAAAGAACATTTAATACAGGACCGCCGGGGTAAGAACGCTTTCACGACCGATATATCTATCAGCCGTTCACTATCAATGTTTATATTATATGGTTCACTTCGAATGTCTTTCAATCGTATAGCTGGTTAGCCGGTTCTTGTACCGGCTGCCCCTTGCCGCACTCATATTCCCAGTATCAACCTCGTGGGTTAATTCCCGACATAGCGCATCGAGATGATCGTTCAATGCTTGTCTTCTCCAAGCCAGATCGCTTGTTGTTAGATTGTCAGCGAGGGAAGTCACCCTCTTTTTATATTCGTGGTAAACTGCGTGTGTATTTGTTTTCATTATTCTATGACTTAAGTTATTAGTCGCTTATTAGCTGTAGTATCTTTCTGATTACCCTTAACTCTTTTGCTGCCTTGGGCATTTGATCTTTGGTTGATGGGAATCTCGATGAAACAACACTACATGTTTCTACGAAAGTTTTAATATGGCTCTCCTGATTGCATAGCCATCCAATACATTCGGCTTTGGTTATCTCTTGTGGCATGAGGTAAAGATATTAAAGTTCAAAATCTAATCCAATATGATAAAGCGGTATTGTACGGATAATAACATTGAGCCTTACCATTGCCTTTAAAGACTTGATATTAAAGTACTCCGCTTTTCTATCTGCATACCACAACCTTTTCCACTCCGCTTTTATTTCGGGAAGTTCTTTCTCGTAGTGTTCGGGTGTGCTCGCTTTCTTGTATTTCTTTACAAGGCGGGCAACGTCTCTGTTTAATTCTCTTGGTTTCATATAGTTATTTATTACGCATTACACCATTTTCTTCAAATGTGTAACCATTTGACAGAATGGTTTCTACTATCGCTTCTTCGCTCATTAAATAGACGCTCTCGGTTTTTAGCATGGTGAGATAATCATTCCCTATGTCTTTTAAGAATTCAGCCTCCAATATATCACAGTCCTCGTCAAATTCAGCTTCGTTATCTTCTGAAACTTTATCGAGAGCGATACCATCGGAATATTTTTTAACCAAAGAATCTCTCCCCTTCAAGAAGGCTTCGGCAGTCTTCCGTGTTTCGCAGACTTCGCCATGTTCTGATATTATTTTATCCGCTGTCTCGTGTGGGGTGCTTGTAAATTTCATATCAATATTCTCTCCCCGCCCGAGCACAAAACCTTCTATTTCAATGAACACATTTTCTGCATCATCGTAAATAGATCCCCACCAGTCAAAATCAACATTTATATCATGTAGATTTCCTAGTACTTTTTGTTTTATATCCTCGCTAAGCTCCTTGAACTCATAGAGGTTTATTGTTATTGTTAACATTGGATATATATTTGCCTCAGTTCACCACCAATTGTTTGAAATATCTTTAATGGAAAAGCAGCGCACCACACAACCAAATCAATGGGCACAGTACGCCGCTAACCAATCCAAATTACCAACTAACAGAAAACCAAGAATTAATATTATTGTAGTTACTTATGTTTCAAGTCTTTAAAGCGTTGTATAAAATAATAAAAGCCGTGACCTCTCCACTTAGGATGGCATAAGTCACGGCTTAATAATAGATTATTTCATAGCTCCCTTTCGTTGATTGCAAACCCTTCTTTGGTGCAGTGCGGTTCAACTACCTCGGGTGTGCTTAGTCCGCTTTTATCCTTAAGTATGCCGTTAATTCTGTTCTGCAACTCTTGCAATGTGTATTTATTTTCCATCGCTATGTCAGTTAGTTGCTATTTTAAATATTCCGCTACAAGTTCACGTCCAGAATAATCCTGCCTATTACAGGCGTCTGCGAGTATTTCATCGGGACATTTGCGGCAAAGTTTGACAACTTTGTCCATCTCCCTATTGCATAAGTCGGACCACATCACATACAAATTGGTTCCACGGAGCGAGTGTATTTTATCAATCTTGCTAAAGACGATAATGCCAGCGGCTCCATTGGTCGGGTCTAAAAGTTCGATTATAAAGGACATAGCGCCTGGGTTATCTCCTGCATATTCTAATATCTTTTTCATTCTTTATTGTTTTATTTACGCCCACGGATATAGGTTAATACTGCACTTATAATAAAAATCACTGCTACCCATGGAAGGGCGTTTAAAAATTCTGTTACTACTATTTGCATCTTGGTTTGTTTTAAATACCGTTAAGGGAAAGGTTAAATGTATATCTCTGTCCCTTGCTGCACTTCAAGCCCAAGAGATAGGATTGTGCTTTTTGCTCTCTTCTTACTGCTTGCGCTTATTTCAGTTGTGATAAACTGATCATTGCTCTTACGTTTGCGTGTCCACGCCTTAAAAGTCTTTCTCATGATTTATTTAAAGTATTAATTTACAGAATAAAATAAGGGGGCGCAGCAAAGCACCACGCCCCATTCATTGAAAACCGGTTTCCCGACTACATATAACAACCCTATGCTGCTTTATTATCTTTAGTTTCAATTTCTTTACTCGCTTTTTTCGCCTTCGCTGCTTTATATTCCTTCATAATCAACCCACCATTCGCAGTATCTTTTACTTGCCTGGTAATACAGTTTAACAATGTCCAAAAGCTAAATTGAGAACGGTTTTTGCCCGTCTTAACATGTGTTAACTCTCTCTCAGAACCATAAGCAGAGATTGTCAGCGTGTTGATTTGCTTAATAGAAACAATAGTTTCGTGCTTCTCTGCCAATGATTTTAAATATTTTTCAACATGCTTCTTTGCATCTACATTGCTGTTGATGTGACGGATTAGGCCAGAACACGAAAATACTGACTCTTTGAGTTTGCTGTTAACTACTGACTTTTGATTAATTTTCTTAGTTTTCATAACTTGCAATTTTGGTAAATGAATAATTTTGGATAAATAAATAGAGCCCATCGGAGTATTTGCAACTCCAATCAATCACCTGAATAGGCTACAAACGCACTGTAAGTAAACTAAGAGTAATCAGCTATTAATATGTTATTTCATTTATATACAACAAACAACCTGGATTACTTCTAATTTCATCAGGTTGTTATCTTTGATGTGAGCCACTACAGGCCTACCACACTTTAATATTATTGCGATTGTATAACGGTTAACGTCCTCGGACGTATGGATATTATGGTACTTGCGTACCTGTTTCCCTCCATTTGGGTAACTTATCGCACTTTCATCGAATGGCTAACAACGTTATTAAAAACCATGTCAACGGACTTTCTCCGCTACAAATCCAGTGCCCTACTAAGTAGGTGCAATATTCATATAGATGCTTAGATAACAATTAAACCTCTATTTCCCAGGCTCTGCCGTATTTGGTCAGAGAGAATACAATGGTCTAAACTCAAAGTATATATAAATAGTCAAGGAAAACAGTTTGGTAGGTAGCTACTTCGATACAATGATAAGGTACACATTACATCTTTCTTTTACGCTTGTACTACAGTTAAGGCGCGCAGGCTGCTCTAAGCAAATAAATATTACAGTATGTCAATGAACAAACATTATTGCCATTCTATTACATGTCACCATATTACTAATATAAGGTAAACTGTTAACAGTCTGCGAAAATAACTAACAGGTGCAAACAATTTACTAAATGTTCATATATACTATACGTGTGCTTAAGCGGTATTTTTTAACTGTCCTCTAATAGTATAGAGGTGTCCGCACACATAACAGGGAACAATGAAGAGAATGAACGTGTATAATCCAGTTTGTTTAATTCCGAACCACAAACCAAAATAACGTCAAAATGTTGACACCTGCAAACAATTGATTCTATACAGAATTAGTCTAAATAAACATAAGAGTATAACTACCTGTTAACCAGTCCACTATAAATTAATATTAAAATAAATGTTCTTTTTTTTGTATAAGTCCAACTACCTGTTATATTATTAAATATTATATATAATCTTTCTCTTGTCTACTGAATGACAGGAGGGGAACCCAAAGCAACATTATGTAGTATAAGGTAAGGGAAAGCGAGGGGATTATTGTTTTTAAAGGTTTCCTTTAAAAAAAAGCGGAGCAATGATATAGCTGTAGATTGAAGTATTACACAAGCCAGGCAGAAGGAAAGAGAATAGGATAGTATGCAGTAGAGTATAGTAAAGTGTAGTAGAATAGGGTGTATAATAAAGGTAGAACAGAGTATAACAGATGAGAGCGTAATGCCTGTGTATACAAGGGATATGGGAGGTGTAAAAGAGTTGAGGCTTGGAAAAGTGGGGTAAATTGCTTTATTATATTAATTAATACCTATACTAGGTGGTTGAGATTTTTGTAGCGGTTGAGTGACACTACCAGTACCTACCAGTTGGACGCTACCGCACTGGTTCACAGTTGTGTACGCGTGTGTGTGTCACCCTTACAAAAAACCCTAACACAACACGACAAACAGGTCCAACCCATCAAATGACCATCAAATAAGGGTGACGAACAGTGACGAACAGCACCTAACACACAACATACTAACGTGTTACGCCCTATTTAACTTTCTAGTATACATAATAACGATTATAAGACAAACCCTTGTAATCGACTGAAACAAAACAACATAACGTTTTCAATCCGCTTTAAATTGGGGCTGGAATTGGTTCCGCTTTATGTTGCGAGTCAAATAAACGTGAATATAAAAAGAAGGGGGGTGGGTTTCAGAAAACGACTTTCGGATTTCCCGGACCGAGCAATAACCACCCCACCAACTGCTCGTAGTCAAGTTTGTGCATTTAATCAATTATCCCTACCTTTACCTTATGAACGAGTATTTATCAAACAAGCTCAGAGAGCTGTCCAAGACTGACGATTTATCCCAGCTAGAGTCTCGATACAAGGTCCTTCCCCCTGATATGACTATCGACGATATAGATTTTCGTAATGTCAGATAACCCCTTTATCTTTTTTGATATATGGTTGTTCCCTATATTGCCCCAATGCACCCAATAATCGACAAGTATTCCCGTTACCAACATGATTTGAAGATGATTCACCTCTTCCCTTCAATACCGGGAATGTGCGCATGTGGATGTAATATTCCGCTTACCGGCAGGAAAACAAGATGGGCATCAAAGGAATGCAGCAATAATGCCTATCTCAAATATTCTATTGTTAAGGGGAATATCTCCGAAATAAGAAAGCAGTTATATATTGTAGATGATGGCTTTTGTCGCAAATGTGGTGTGTTTGATGAATTCTGGCAGGCTGACCATATCGTACCGGTCCACAAAGGCGGTGGAGGCTGTGATATTAATGGTTTTCAAACCTTATGTGTGGATTGCCACAAGGAGAAGACTAGGAGTGAGAGATAATTTATATTGCTTCTAAATCCCACAATACTTATATTTGCACCATGGAAGACCCTCGCAAACAAATAGAAGAGTACGCATTCGACTCTCTCATTCTCCATATTCAATCCCCATATCCCTTGACAAGAATTGTCCCTACGGACACAGACCCTATTGAACCATGGCCAGAACCCCCGAAGAGAAAATCCTTTATTTATAGGGCTGTGGCATGTATTGCTGAGTGGTGGGCAGCGCCAATACGTGTTCGTTTTTAATATCTTTATCCCCATCCCTCCGTCTGTTTCAAAAAATCGACGCTCCGCGCATGTTTGGTATCTCTGTTTCTCGCGGGGCAGCGGAACTCTCTGTTAATCCATATTCATTCTTAACGGATTTCCATATATGTTTGTGGTATGGAAAAATTAGACTTCAAAAACCTTCCTGCGTTCGCAAACTTTATAAATGAAATCTCTAAGGAGGTGGGATTTAGAGTATCAGCAAGAGGCTGGGCCTATATCTTAGAGCAAAAGCGATTTATAAATAAGGGCCAGTTTGACAAGGTAAATAATGCCATCAATAAGTGTCGTAAAAAGGGGCTCCTCCCTATTGATTTCACCGCAGAAGAATCCTCTAGGGCATTTGGAGGTGTTGAGAAGCCGTGTGAAGTGGACGTTGTGGATGACTTTGGGAAATGGGCAGAAGCAGCTCTTAGTGCCGCAGAATATTACTCTCCGGATTGGTGGGATAATGAAGAATATTATGTGCAAATGGTGGTTGAAAAAATAGACTTAGTTACATTATTCTCCCCTGTGTGTGAAGAATATCATATACCTATTGCTAATTCGAAAGGATGGAGTTCTATGCTTCAACGGGCGGAATATGCACGTAGGTTCGCAGAGGCGAGGGATAAGGGACTTAAGTGTGTATTGTTATATTGCGGCGACCACGACCCTGACGGATTGAGGATATCTGAATTTATACGCAAAAATCTGAGTGATTTAAGTGACGTGTTGTGGAATGATGGCGTAAGTGGGTATGATCCTTATGACCTTATTGTTGATAGATTTGGCCTAAATTATGATTTTATCGAAGAAAATGGATTCTCATGGATAGATAATCTTACCACTGGTAGCGGAAAAGACTTGGCAAGTCCGTCCCATAAAAATCATAAAATGCCATATGTTCAAGAGTACTTAAGGGATATCGGAGAGCGTAAATGCGAGGCGAACGCTATTGTGGTATTGCCGGATATCGCAAGGGATTTTGTAAGAGAGACTATCGAGGGATATTTAGGAGCAGATGCAAGAGATAGATTTGCTCAAAAAAGACAGGCGGTAAGAGACGAGCTGGACGCCTTTCTTGATGAGAGTGGTTCCAGGGAATTAATGGGCGAGATTCTAGACAATATAAAAAACAGGTAATTTGCGATTATGAAAAAAGGATTAGAAAGCTTAAAAGCAGCCGTATTGCTAAATACCAAAGACGGCGAAGGTTGCTTTAATGAGAATGGATGCGACCATGAATTTACAAGGATGGTCCCGGAGACTAATCCGGCGTTAATTGAAATGGGAATGACTCAGGCATGTAAGCGTGTATCTAAATGTTTCCATAAATACTGCGACAAATACAAATGGGTAATCGAAAGAGCAAAGCATTATGCTGAGAAAACAGGTAGGGAATTTGAGGAGATTATCGAGATATGGGAGAGTAATAGGACATATTGGTACATGGGCTATTATCAGGAAGGCCAACAGCCATTAAACGGGAGGGGAAGTGGTGATGTCACGGCTATAGATACCAAGATTAGCCTCTTAGAGAATGAAATAGAAACGTATATTTTTCTTTCAACAACCTTAACCCTCAAACATCAGCAGTCAGTTAAAAGTGATTTGATTTCTAATATTGGTAGAATGAAGGAGGAGTTAGAAGCTTGTAAAGCAAAAAAGGCACTGTATGAAATCAGCTCATTTTAATGCAAATTAAACTCATATGAAAGCATCAGAAAGAGATAGACTTCTTAAACCCTACAATGAGTTAAGAGACGCCTTAAGCGTGAGCGTTAAAATCGACCATGGGGAAATATTAAAGATCGTTGTTAAGGATTTGGCAAACAAAAGGAATGCTGCGTGTTGCAAGATACGAGATTCCTTCGATCAGGTGCTTAAGACATATTATTTGTCAGATGATGAATTCCAGAAATATGTTGTGGAAGAGAAAGAGCTTCCTTAGTTTATACTCATTCTTGCCAAGACATTTCATTACTTTGTTATTATGGAGAATTATGAGATACATAAAACAATGCCTGTTTCCGGCAGATTGCTTAGCGGTGCCTGCATCCACGGGGATTGCCTTGTTGAAATGGACAGTATCCCTGGCGGCAGCGTGGACTTGATTTGCGCAGATTTGCCTTTCGGCAAGACGAGGAATCCTTGGGATACTATTATTCCAATGAATGACTATGTTGAGATAAAAAAGTTCAATGGGAAGATTGGTAATGCATCTTTCGATGAATACTTAAAGCATCGTATATTTGACCCAGAGCGCAAAGTCAATCCCTGTGGTATAGTTTTGGAATGGGAAAATAAGCGCAAGAGGGGGCTCTGGTCGCACTACTGGCGCATATTAAAGCCAGATGGGGTTGTTGTATTATTCGGGCAAGATAAGTTTACGGCAAAGGTAATGCTCAGTGATATACGCCATAGGTACAATCTTATTTGGGAGAAAACCGGTCCTTCCAATCCGTTTATGGCGAAGAAAATGCCACTTAGGTACCACGAAGATATTATGGTATTTTATAAACATACTGGCACTTACAATCCCCAGAAAACCACGGGGCACAAGCCTGTCAATAAATATACTAAGAACGGCAATGATGGTAGCAATTTCGGGGAAACAAAAAAAGGTATTAGCGGTGGAGGGAGCACCGAAAGATACCCTAAAAGTATATGGAAGTTCCCCCTGGACAAGCAAAAAGAAAAGACTGGTCCTACGCAGAAACCGGTTAAATTGATTGAGGAAATAATCAAGACGTATTCAAATCCAGGAGAAATTGTCTTGGACAATACATCCGGAAGGGCAACAACTGGCGTGGCCTGCATTAATACTGACCGGGATTTTATCTTAATTGAGAAAGATGGTGGAGAATTCACTAAGGGTAGGGATAGATTGAGGAAACACTTACATCTTATTTAATCGGAAATGGCAAACGAAATAAAGGACAAAGTCTTAAAAGAATACATGGACGGCAATATAGTAATTGCCGGAGTCGAAGGGCTATCTGTAGTTTCTCTCGATGATTTCATAGAACAGCCTATCGACGGCATGCTCTACGACCTGAACCGGAATGAGGCAACTATACTAGCCTTTATTGAAGACCCGAAATGGATAAACGACTATGCTGTTTGCCAAGTAATAAGGGCTTTGAAGAAGCGTATTGAAGAACTGGAAGGTTATATAATTTAAATTTCTCAAGATGATACAAATAGGAATAGAAGAAGCTAAGTTGATTATCAAGGTAATTGACTACGCCGCCAGTAACTACCAGGCAGGAGAAAAGGAGAAATTGATAGCCAGCAGGCTCAAGGAGCATATTGAGGAATCACCGTTTGAGTAAATTTATAGCTTTATGGATAAATCATGGATAAAATTAGAAGACAAAAAGCCTAAGGTCGGAGAAGACGTGTTGGTGCTGTTGGATTATACTAAATGGGGCAGAGAGAAAAGAAGGACGATAGCCTGCGTGCATTACACTCCCGAAGAAGTTGCTTATGGCGGACCACGTTCATTGACCGGTGCCGGGCTCCTTACCGGGTATTATTTTAGTATCCCATCCATACCTGCGCCAGGAGTCGTCACTCATTGGTGCCCATTGCCTGGAATAGATTAACCTGATTCCTTACGATATGAAACTAAACACATTGTCAAACAACCAACAAGTGCCGATGACGCGCAGATATCCTCAGATACCAGCTAAAGTCGCAAAAAGGGACAGTAAGATAGCCAAGAAGTTGATGGTTGCGTGGGATATAGAGCACGACAGAGATAAAGTACTAACCATCTTCATGCAACATTGCCACCTACTTTCGGATTACCGGTACTGGGAGCTATTGAGAACAGTGTGGATAATCTGCGGCAGTACTGGATTAGCATCAATATTTAAAGGGCTAATGTCCTCCGGACGGAAGCATAGGAACTACTTTAGCGCACCAGAAGAACATGCATTTCTCGAAGCCCTACCGGATGAATTCAATGTCTATAGGGCCCAGAACACTTCTGGCGACGACAAGGGCCTCTCGTGGACGCTACACGAAGAATATGCTAATCAGTACGCAAAAATGTTTAACAAAAGTCATATAAAAATACGAGGCATTTATAAAGAAGATGTTTTTGCATATATCAACAGGAATAAGGAATCTGAAATTATAATACTCTGAGTATGAGACAAGGATGCAGACAATTCAAGGTAGGCAATATGACTGGCTTTATGTGCGGCGGAGAACCTACGGACCACGAATGCAATGACAAAGGAGATGTGATTTATGGATTTACCGATGGATTTGATGGTACCTTATTTGAAAAAACCAAAAAAGAGAAACTTAATTTGAATATGTGCAATGACGACAAGTTGCACTTCCTTAGAGAAAAGGATATCTATATATCAAGCGCGAGCGTATCCTGCAGTATTTGCGGCAGGGCAGCGATAGATAACGCAATGTGGCTTTAACATTAGCCCTTATTCCATATTAGTTATTCCTTACTAATCCCCAAATTTCCCACTCAACCCACTTCATCCTTCAAAATTTCAATCATATCCCTTTTGTGGCACATAGATATGTCCAGAGGTGCAGAAAGAGGCTCAAATCGCCTCTTTTGCTATTTGAATTTGTTCTAAATGATATTTGGCATATGTTTGTGTTATGAAATCAAAACACAACCACAGGATATCAGCAGTTAAAGGAGAGGGCTCGTGTGATACCTGTGCAGAATTCAATGACAGCAATTGCGGTAATCCAAATACATTAATTGGACACACTTCCGGGCATAATGTATGTGATGCATATGTCAAGCCACCCGTCAGTGTTGCGATGGACCCGATATCATCCATTGCCTTCGGCAGCCCATTCAGCAAGGTTGTTGCTTCTACTGGTGGATTAATTGGATTTGCTAAAGTCGGAAAAGATGGGCAAAAATAGTGTCATTAAAGCGCTAAGGATTAAACCTTAAAACCATTATAAAATCATGGAAAAAGAAGAAATAATTATTTTATACACAGATGACGCGGCTGCATCTCTAAAGACTGTCACAGGATGGGTTAGTCGAAATGGATTGTTTTTTGGTTCTGACGAAAGGACTGCGAGATACAATGGAAGCACCCATTCTAAATGCGAATGCGGAAAATTGAAGCCTAGAAGGTATAGTAGATGTGAGTATTGCCGCATTAAGCATAGTAATGAGATGTATGGCAGATACGCATTCGAGGAATGGGATATGAAATCTCCAGTCTGTCTATACGATGGAGATGAGTACTTCTGGGATGTTGATGATATAGAGAATTACCTAGAAGAGAATGGCATGTCTCCGTCAGACCTGAAGTTGGTGATATGTAGCCCAAATTATGCAACAGAAATAGATGAATCTTTATGGGAGGATGATTTACCGGAGAATTCAGAGGGAGAATTACCTAAGGACTTGTCCATTAAGATTTCTGAACTAAATGAGTTTATAAGAAAAATGGAGCCCTTAAGTTGGGGTCCGTCCAACATTCGTACTGAATACAAAAGAAATTAAATCAAAATGAAAGACCTACATATCAAATACCGAAGCGACACTGGACATAACGCTGTAGTTTCAGCCACGGAATATCAAGTTGACGACATCTGCTATCATCACTCAGAAGCTATTGCCGACGCTAATATTGGCGATGATACATTCTATACATCCGATTATGTGCAGTGGTTGGAGCGAAAGATTGAGGAGGCTGGCAAAGTGTAATTCAGTTTCATTCTTAACTCAATCTGCCGTATGTTTGCTTTTACCTAAAATCGTAAAATTCAACAATATATGAGAAGCAAGGTATATGATATTGTTTTGAAAGAACTGCAGCGGAACGGACCGTTTATACCCTTCACTAGCTTCGAGCGTGTAGCGAATGATGTTTCAGGGCATTTCCCACAATCAGAGGGGGATGTGATATCCAACGTTTACAAATTTATATTACTTCACTACGGATTGACCCACGAGCAATTAATGTCGGATAGCCATAAGGACAATGTGAGGCGCAAGTATGTGTTCATATCCTTGTGTATCCATGTACTTGGAGATGGCCATTGTCGTACCGAAATTATGCGCAAAGTAGAAATGCACAAAAGCATGTACTACCATGTCAAGAATGAGTATAAAAACAATGAATTCAATTTTAAATTCCAGAAAGAGTACGCTGAAATTAAGGGGTATTTTGAAAAACTAGGTAGCTATGGCATTAGGAATAAATAAAGCTAAGTTAACAATAGAACAATTAGAAAAGGTCGCTGAATGGTTGAAGGAAGAAGGGCAAAATATTATTAATGAAGTTTCTGAAACTGAAAGTGAAACTGAAACTGATAACTATATTAAAAATATGTCGGTGATCGAGCCTGAGAAACTAAAAACACCATATAATATTTAAAACTATATGATAACAATAGAGCAATTGGCTATGAGTAAATTATTGTATTTGTATTGGAGTCTAAGTTTAGCGGCTTAGTTCAATGAGGTTATGCGTTCCTGCCCCAATACTTCTAATAACGTATATAAAAACTATTTATCATGTGTAAGAGAATAGAGAATAAATTAAAGTACGAAGGAAGATTGTTTAGTACAAATAATTGCGGGGATTTAATTATTGTTAAATATAATCACGCTAGAAGCATAGAATGCCAATTTGTAAATACCGGTTCGATTGTGACAGCACAGCTTGGTAATATTAAAAAAGGGGAGGTTCTTGATTTTCTAAAGAAAACTGTTTGCGGTGTTGGATACATAGGAAGCAACATATCCATACAGAATGATAGCCTAACTAAATTGTCATATAAAGTCTGGGCTGCAATGATTGTGAGAGGATATAATACTGAATATAAAAAAAGAAAACCAACGTATTTAAATTGTTTTGTGTGCGATGAATGGCATAGTTTTACTAATTTCAATAAGTGGTTTTATGATAATTATATCAGAGGGTTTGAAATTGATAAAGATATATTGATTAGTGGGAATAGGGAGTATCGCCTTGACAGATGTTGTTTTGTTCCAAGAAAAATAAATCTAGCAGTACATTCTAATTATGCGAAAAAGAATAAATTGCTCATGGGAGTTAGAGAATATTCAAATGGCAGATATAGGGCATTTATTGGTAAACATGGAAACCGGATAAATCTCGGATTCTATTCATCGGAAATAGATGCACATCTATCATGGGCTAAAGCTAAAAAGGAATATATTATTGAGCTTGCGAACAGTTATAAAGGGAAATTAACCGACGAGGTATATGATAGGCTCGTGAATATGGAATTTGCAAAAAAAGCATTTAAAGAAGGAGCAATCATAAATATTAATACTTTAAAATAGAAGTTATGAAAACATTATTATTGATTATCACAATGGCTATATATAGCCAGGTTTTTCCACAGGATAGCGAATATTTAAAACTATGGAATGCCTTTCATGATGAATGTTCTGAAATAGTGCCAGACACCATCACTGAACACGGGATAGTGCACTATGATATTGATGCATCAAGTGGGGAGTTGAAGCTTATTCCTATTGATACGGCATGGGTTTTGATTGAATGTGGTGAATATAAGGAATATGAAAATGTAATACTCTGGGATTATTCTGGGACCACCACCCATCTTAATATAGTCACTTATGTTGACTCTTCCGAAAAAGAAACATTCACAACAAAAATAACCCGGGAGAAGATATGTTATATAAAGTTAAAAGAGCCTACGAGAGATGGGTTTTGGAGTTGGTTAAAAAAGAATGGATATCGTAAATAGTTAATATTAATGAATTAAAATAGATAGTTATGATATTGGTAATAGAATTTGGATATATAATTGGCGTGATATTCATAGCTACAGTGGCACTCCCATTATTGCCATTAATAATTGAAAAATTACTTCCTATTGATAGCAAATGGTACTATTTAATACTTGAAGTTGCCGCCTATCTGACAATAACAATAGTAGTTGCTAATGTTTCATATTATACAGGACTATTATTACGTAAATGGTTTGACGTGCAATTAGAATACAACTTCCAGTATGCGGCAATAGGTGGATTTATTATAGGATTTATTGTATTTGTCGGATTGCTTATTTATGTAATAGGTGATGATTAATCAAACCCCTTTCCTCTAAAGGAGAGGTAAAACAATAGAAATTATGAGCAAGGAAGTACAGGCAATATGGATATCATCCATGAGTGGAATCGTCGGAATCGTCTTGACCGACAACGGGCATGAAAAGAAAGCCTATGTCAAACAAGTCGCAGGACTTAACGAGGAAGAGGACACGAAAGATGTGATGGAAAATGGAGGCAAGCTACAATTACCAGAGGCGCAGTTTATCGTAGATCATTTAAAAGCTAAATAACTATGAAAATAAATAAACTACATACACTGAGTCAATTTATTGAAATCTTAATCCCTGAGCGTAATATAATCATAAAAAGGATGCAATTCAAAGCACTGTGTTTCGATACCGTTGTTGGATATACTAATTTCATCAAACAACCATTAACCGAAGAGATGGTGTTTAATAAGAGAATAAAGCCAATTAATGATAAGGGATTTGCGGAGACTGATGAGGCATTTTATAAAAGGTTAGAGTCATGGAAAACGGCCGAAAAGAAAGTAATATTTGAAAATGTTATTGTGGAGCCGGTAGGTGATGTATGGAGAATAGGAAGATACTGGATGCAATCAGAAAAGGATGGTGCAATATTTTTGTTTGATAACGAGACTAAAGAATGGATTCCTATTAAAACCCTCCACGACTTAGCAGAAATAACTAATGGAGAAATTGAACTTAAAAATGTTGAAATATAAATCAGTATGTCAAGATCAACATCACAAAAAGTAATAATAGTCGGGGTGGTATATGGGACTCCTAAGATAATAAACCGGCAAGACAGGCATTTCTTATTGATAAATGTCAGGACAGAGAGAGCATCCGAGGATAAGGAAACCGGCGTAATGAAGATTGTTGATGACATCCATAGGGTAATGGTCCGGGGATTGAGGGCGAAAAGGGTTGGGGCGAAACTACGCAGGCATGACAAGATTTATATAGAAGGGGTACTCAATTATTACATCACCAAAATAGAAGACAGAGTGTTTAGGGATGCTGAAATTTATCCTACTGATATAAGAATATTGTAAACTAATTTATTTAATAAAATGGAACAAACTTTCGGAGGGGTTATTAAAATATTTCCTGCTAGATTTCGGGAAGTAGTCGGAAACGGCGAATGGATTGACAATAAGCATAAAATGTGCCTATCTAAAACAGAACGCTCCACATTGACCTTTGAACACGCTTGGTTTAAGTTCAGGACCGGAAACAATAAAATAGAGCCGCTGTTCCTTAAGAATCAAATCAAGAGCGCCAAACTACTGCAGGTAACCACCGTTGAGATCCGGGATGGAGAAGAAAGGATTGAGGGCCGGTTGAATATTGGTGGCATGGTTATTAACCTGCCGCACAAGTTTATTAAATTTTCGACTGGAAAAAGAAAATCGCTTATATGAATTTGTATTTACTATTAGAATCTGTGATAATCGGAATTGGTGGAGCTTTTCTGGGAGTATTTTTCAGGAATTGCCTTAAACCAAGGAATATGATTTTCAATTTCTGGTATGATATTTTAAACATTTGGGTTTTGTCATCCAGACGCCCAGGCTCTTCAATGTGGAGAAAATTCAAGGGAAAGATAGCCTATGCATTAGGATATTGCATCTACTGCACCGCTACTTGGGCAACCATATTCATGCATATTTACTTCTTGGGATTCAATGAGTATTTAATTTTCTCAGGTAGTATTCAGCACATTGTTATAGTTTTATTCTGCAAATATGTATTGTCCGGATTTGAAGAATTAGAATATAAGAGATAAAATTTTTACTTAAATAATTTAAAAAGCTGATTTTTATGGCAGAATTTAGTTTAGTTGAAACAAATGTAGATTGCTGTGCTAACTGTACAGGTATAGGCGAAGAATGCAAAAAAGGATTTGCTTGGATTTATTGCGATATAAGAGCAAATAATGACGATGAGTTTAATGGTGATTGTGGCGAATTGCTTGGATGCAATAGGTTTGTGAGTGCAAAAAAGGAAGAGCCAGAGGATGATCGGGTAGATGAAATTATAAGTGAATAAAAGATCAACTTCCCAAACGGTTTACTCAGAGGGTTCGATTCCCTCTGAGTAGCTGTTTAGTATTTTACTAACTAGACTATGTAACATTTTGTTACTTGGCTGTGTGTTTTTGATTAATATTTATTGGTTTACCAATCCTTTATTCTATATTTGCATAAACAAATCAAATGTTATAGAGATGAAAACAAAAGCAATAATGACATCTACAGACAGGAAACTTTTTGGGACTACAATAAGACAAGACACTAATGGATTTTTAAACCTCTCAGACCTTCAACATACATATAACGATCAGGCCGAAATAAGCGGATGGAGTAAAAAAAGAATAGATATGATTTTCTCCCAGCAGGAAAATTACGAAAGAATATATTATATACTTAAAGAGCAGGGGCTTATAAACGACAGCATTCTTGCGTTTATAGAAATGATTAAAAATGAGAAGGGGATAATAAGAACCTTGAAAAAATTAAAGATATATAAAA